GTGTATATAACTAATTCCTTTATTTTTATTACACAGACAATAAATAGCGGGTCCATATCGGAGAATGCTTGTTTTAGATTTTTAAATTTAAACTTTTATGGACCAGAAAATATCAGCTTTGAACAAATTCATGAATTTGCAATTGTGGCGACGAGAGGCCACGATCATCCAGATGGAAGAAAGAATTTGACTTTTGGGAATATATTTGTTACAAATTGTTTCTTTAATAAGATTGGCAGTGAATTTGGGGCAATGGGAGTCGTTACGGATGACCACGCAACCAATTTGATAAAAAATGTAATTGTTAGCTTAAATATATTTACTGGAGCATCACCATTCCAAACAAAGGCATCCCGAGGGCAGTATAATTATTTTGGAGTACAACCAGCAGATTCTGACCATGCTCTCGGCATCTGGCAGCCTTGGGGTAATCACCTTTTTAGTATGATTAATATTATTGCAAACTCAGGTAATAATGTTGCAACAGATTAAATTTTAAAAATAAGTTTAGTAATATGGAAAATAAAACAAAATCAGCAATAGACTCAATATATAATATTGAAAGTAGACTAGAAGACTTTGATAAAAGATTTTCATCGATTGAGTCTCAATTAAAAATATTAAATTCAAAATTAGAAAAAGCTTTAAAGGCAAAGGATGTAGAGTCAAATGCAAGCCTCGGAGGAATGCCGTCAGCAAAGCCCCCAGTTGCAAGCGCAAGGCATAATAAAAAGGTTGAAAAGCTTGTGCTTGGTAGCACAAAAACCTTCGGGTATATTGTAAATAAAAATAAAGAACCCATAAAAGGTGTTGAGGTAAATATTTATGATAGCGATAATGATATAATAAAGAAAATAGCCACCAATGATGATGGACACTGGTCGGCAAGGCTGCCTTCTGGTAAATTTGGAGTCGAGTATATACATAAGAAATTTAAGCCAATAAATCGTACAATACTTATCCCGGAGAATGTAACCGAATTTGAAGTGAGGTGATGGTCGATATGTTTACGGTAAAATTAAAAGGTGGCGACAAGAATAGCATTCTAAGCAGAACTGCTAAGACAATTTCAAATTTTTTAAAAATTAAATTAAATAAAAATACAAGCATAATATCAGATAACTCATCTATAGAGATGATTTCGGCCTCAGCAGCGCGCCAAGAGGAATCTGAAGGCCAGCTTGTTGCAGAGCTTTTAATAAAAAAAACAATTATTATTAATAATTCAGATTTAGAAGATAGAGAAAAGTTAGACAAATTTTTGTCAGAGATAAAATACTTTTGCGAACAAGCCTCAAAAATTGAGGATACCAAATATGTTCCGATTGAATTTAGAAAGAGGAAATAATAATTATGATGCATGATCAGCAATTACCAGGGGGTACAAATGCAGATCATCGTGTCTACTCCAGTTATTTTTCAGATAATAATATTATACAGCAAGTTGCGCTTGTTCAGCCAAAAAATCTTCTAATAGACTCGATAAGAAAAGTCTTTAGAACAGACTCTATATTTACGTATAGAGACGACGAATATGGCTTTCCATTAACTCCAGACCTAACAGGTGGAGATATAGACTCTGAAAGCACCACGAAAATATTGATAAGTGATCTATATCGGTATGAAGTAAAATTTTTCCCTTCAATTATAATAAAAAGCGGCGGAGGAAGCTATAAGCCTCTTTCGTTTAATCAGGATGCAACTTATAAATATAGAATAGATATGGTAGAGGATGAGTTCGGCGGCCGACAGGCAATATCTACTCCAACCCATAGAGTTTATAACGGAAGATGGGAGATGAATTTTGATATACAAATATACTCGGAGAGTCATAGCGAGCTTGAAGAGCTAGTTGATATAGCGTCAATGACAGTTCAATATACCTTATGGAATGAATTAAGAGAGAATGGACTATTTGTTAAAAGTTTGAATATTGGAGGAGAATCTGCTGAACCATATGCTAATGATTTTATATATGGTCAAACGATTACAATTTCAACACTGTCCGAATGGAGAGTGGAAATACCGATAGATAATTTGGTTGAAAAAATAGTCTTTAGGTTTGAGCCTGCTTGGCATCATATCCCGGGTATTAGCTCAAAGTCAGATGTTGTATCAATGAAATATAATGATGTAATTGAAATGGCAGAAATAGAATAATAAAAATAGAATATATATGAATTTTAAACTACTAATAATGAATGATTTACTAGAATTGACCAATAAGGTATGGAGATTTTAAATGGCTAATATACCCGGAATATCAGGATATGTTCAGCCTGGCGTATTTGCCAGGGACAGAGTATCATCAAGGGGCGTATCATTGTCGGGCGGCTTGCGGCTAGCCTGCATTATGGGAGAGGGTTTGCGAGAAGAGATTATTGTCTCTCCCGCCGTAGGTGGAGGTCGAGATGGTTTGGCTTCCGTTTCTCCTACTGGATTCGGTGATGGGAGATTTTTCAAGCTTTCTAGCGCGCCAGTAATAAGCGGACGAACTGAACTTTATTTGAATAACTCACTTTTGTTCGGGATTCAGGAGACCGTAATTGATACGGCTGGATTCGATCAGGGGTTTGACTATCGGATAAATATAGAAACAGGGGTTATTGAGCTTCAGGGTGCAAGCATAGGAGACCAAGATGGTAGGCGGTATTCGGCCTCTGCCCTTAATGTTGGTACCGGATTTCTGCCATCTGGCATATGCGGAACTCTCGGAGATATAATTAGCATAGTCGACGAGAATGCCCCGGCAGAAAGATGGACCATAAAGTGCGTAAGCGTAATAAGGGATGATAATGGGGATCCGATTCCTGGCAGGTCAACATTTACGGCTGTTGGGTCAGTATCTGGGCAGATAAATGACGATTCGGGTAGGCCCGTAACTTTCTCAAGCTCATATTATACAAGTTCTGCCGGTGCTGTTTCAGGAAATAAAGTTACTTCTGACCACGGGCTGGTTGTTGCAGCTGGAGCTGATTGGGGCGAGGGTGTTGCGACTCTTCGCGCTGGAGATCAGACGGTTGGTACCACCGATACTTTTGTTATAAACGGCAATTTAATAGCGCAAGGGCAAGTTTTACCAGGCGATGAGCTTTGTGTGGATGGCTATGTAGGTCATGAGATCGATTCATTAGCCTTTGATGGAAGTGCGACAACCATAACTTTAACGTCTGATAGCTTGGAGCTAAGCCTTGAAGCTGATGAGGGCGGTAGCTGGACAACGGCGGGTTGGGATATCCGAGCGTCAAATGTTTTGATTGACGATGAGGCAGTTCCTCATGACGCGCTTACTGGGACGCCAGATACAGAGGGCTCCTTTTCTAGTGCCTCTGTCGGCAAGATTGTTGCGTTATGTGGCGCAGGCAATGTTGATTCTGGGCTGTTTAAAGTTTCCGCAGTTACCTCATCTAGAAGGTTGAGAGTTCACAAGCTTGGGGATAAGACCGCAGGGTTCTCTGAGATGGAAGATAGCCTTAACGAGGGCATCGGCCAGAACGGACTAGAGTTTCATATGCTTGAAACAAATGGCGTTCTACTTTTCGGAATAAAAGAAATTGCTGCAGCTGGTGAAGAAGTAATTACCCCGTTTGAAGTGGGAGATAAATTCTTTATTGATATAAACTCAAGAATATTAAAAGCTGGTGACGAATTGAGCGCCAAGTATATATCTGAATTAGATATGAATGATCCAGAATTTTTTGATAGCGCAATTCAGCTACAGGCAAAGCATGGTGGCCCCTCTACTGGGAACACTCTTTCTCTAGGCGCTCAAATGGCTTTCGAGAATGGAGCTCCAGGCGTGCTAGCAATGCAATGTAAGCCTCCGGTTCCAAGAAGAACTTCAGTAACTCTAATTGAAGAAATTGATTCAAATGGGGATGGTGGCTTTGCAGGCTGCACTGGTGGTGCCGCTAATTGTGAGGTTGATGATTTAAAACTTATCATTCCAAGGCCAATTACGGGGCTAAGATCTGGACGGCCATCAGGCGGGACAAGTGTTAATATATTCTCAGTTAGGAACGGTGTAGAGAATCAAATTTTTCCAAATAAGACTGGATTTTACAATACTCAATTAGAGTCGGAGGTTACACAGCTTGACTTTGTATCAAGCTCTGACTTTTCGTTTGGCTACACTGTTATAAACACTGGATTTGACGTTATTGGATCTGGCTTAAATGGATCATTGGCAACAGAATCAGGAACAACAACATTCTCAACTCTTGAGTTGGATTTTGATGCAGAGCATATTGGCTACGAGATAGTCATAACAAGCATGGAGAATGCAGGTGGTGATGTTCTTAGTTCTGCCTTAGAGATTTCAACCGCATTATTTGACGAGGAAAAAGATCCTGTACTAATTATAGGTGGAATCGTAAGTGACGCAGAAGTTTCAGTCCTCGACACTATTGCTCTTGCGGGGTTCGAGGATGTTCAATTTTTTGTAAGAAATCCAGCAGACACTACAAATGTTGATGCAGCATTACTTCTTCATAGAGATCTTGTAGGAAGCGGAGTTATCGCACAGGGTGATGGTATTAGAATATCATATATCGATGAGAATGACGCAGACTTTTTTGATACTAATTGGTTTTCTGCACTAGAGGTTCTTGAGGCTCATAACGCTCAAATGTTAGTTCCGCTTCCAAATCAATCTATATCTTCTATTTTTAGAGCGGCTGTAAGTCACTGCGAAAATATGAGTACGATAGCAAACCAAAAGGAGCGAATGGCTCTTATTGGTGCTCAAAGAGGAGTTACTACGGCCGCTTTGATCGGGCAGGAGGAGATTGCAGTTGAGGATATTGGAATCATAGAGGGCATCCAGGGTGATGATCCTGAAGAGGTTCTTAGCGGAAACATCGAAGATCTAGTTAATTTCAAACTTAATGATAATTATACAAGCAATAGGGCGGTATTTTTCTGGCCAGATGAAATTGTAAGAAGCATTAATGGAACAAATACAAAGATTCATGGATTTTATACTGCGGCAGCTGCTGCGGGCTGGCTCTCTGCAACGCAGAATATAGCCATACCTTTAACGCATAAGACTTTATCTGGATTTTCAATCTTAAGAGATAAGATGCTTAGAGATGTTACTAAAAATTCGCTAGGATCAGTCGGAGCAACAATGCTTGTTCCAGTGACTGGTGGAGGCAAGGTATTAGCGGGGAGAACGACTTCAACGTCAGGTTTCGTAGAGGATGAAGAAATATCTGTAATGTTTATTAGAGATAGAGTTAAGCAGAATCTAAGAGACGCAATGAGAAGTTTTATTGGCAGAGTTCAGGATGAGAATACAGTTCCGCTAATGGGCTTAAGGGCACAAAGCGTAATGTCTGGAATGATTAGTCAAGGTTTGGTTTCTTCTTATAAGGATATAACGGTAGAGAGGGATAAGGTTGATCCTCGTCAGATGAACGTTTTTCTGCGATTCGTGCCGGCATATCCAATAAACTATGTTTATATTGATATCGAAGTAGGGATACAATAAACTTTTAAGGAAATAAAAAATGGCAGAATATCCACAAACAGGAAGCGTTCTCGATTCAAGAACAAGAACTGGTCTTTCTACACAAATCGTTATTATGGTAAATGGAAATCCAGTTGGTGCCATACAAAGTTTCGGTGAAAACCAATCTAGAGGCGTAAAGGCTATTAGTGAGGTTGGTACCGATGGTCAGATTGAAATCGTACCATCAGCATCCACGACGATAGAGCTTTCCGTAACTAGAATCGTATTTGATGGACTTTCGGTAACTGAGGCTTTTTCTCGGGGATTCAGAAATGTTGCGGCACAAAGAATCCCTTTTGATATCGTTGTGTTCGATAAGTCTGGCGGAGGAGATGCAACAACTTGGATAACCACTACGTATCATAACTGTTGGTTTAAGAGCATATCAAAGACATACAGTGCTGGTGATTATGTTATTCAAGAGCAAGCTAATGTTACTGCCGAATTCATGTCTACCTCCCAGAATACTGAGCCGGTTGCCGGCCAGGGATATGATGGAAAGAGGGATCTTGGAAACGGAATTGATGTTGATCCAATTGAGGGTCAGGCTGACGCCGGAATTAATGGCAGACGTGGTGCAATGGATTATCAGGGAATTTTCTCAGCAGCGTTTGATGAATAATCGAATTACCTACTAAAACTATAACAATGCCGCTTAATTAAGTTTTAGCGGCATTTGTTTTATAGTCATGAAAAAAGTAGAATATAAAAGTTAATATTGGTTTAAATTTTAGGAGTTTGTAAATGCCAAAAAGAACAGCATCAGTAAGTCATGCATCCCAGAATAATGACTCACAGGAGATTGAAAAGATTGAGCCACAAGAAGAGCAATTTTCTGGATCTTTAAGAGATCTAATTTTTCTCGGTAGAGTTACTAGCACTGTAGATATACAAGGTCATACTTTTGAGCTTCAAACGCTAAATACAAAGCAGCAAAAAGATATTTATGCAGAATTAATGCTAGGCGAAGATCCCAGGCTAACTGAGATAAAGCCCATAGTTTTATCAAGATCAATTATATCTATCAATGGAACAAGTCTTCGTGATTTATCTAAGGGCGAAGGTATGGATACTATAGATATAATTGGGTCATGGCAATTCTCACTTATTGATAGGCTATACTCGGAGTACGAAAGTATGGTTGAGACCTCCAATAATGAGGTCGGAGTAGAAACTGTAAAAAAATAAGTGAGGAGCCAGAAAGCTGGCTCCGCTGGGAATTGTGCAAGATATGGGGATGCGCAGTAAATGATGAGCGATTTTCTAATATAAATGATGCTCAATGGTACTGGTATGCCGGCATGATTCAAAGTGATTTAAGCAAAGAGCATGATCAAAGAATAAATATGGTTGAATATCTTGCTTCATTTTGGAACGCGGAGGCGGTTGAGAAAATTAAGCTTGCAAGGGATGCTGCAGGTGAAGATAGGTTTATATCCAAAGACGAGTTTGACAAGAGGATTGAGGATGGTGAAATTATATCCAGCGAAATTTTAGAGCAGATTCAGAAGAAGTATGAAAATACTAATTATAATACAAGTAATGGTTCCAAAGATTCTGGAGATAGAATGAGGCTTCCGAAAGATTTTGGAGGATTAAAGGATATAATAAAGAAGTAGTATCATGAATGACGCACAACTTAATAGACTGAAAGATATGAATAAGCAGCTTAGACTTGCGCGAGATCAGGGCAAACAGGCAGAGTCATCATATATTAGCCTTAGGAATGAGTATGATAAGCTTGCAGATCAGCTTGGCGCAAACACACTTCAGCTTGATAAAAATGAGCGCGCTCAAAGAAAATCTAATGATACCGTAAAAAAGGCAACTACAATTCTTGGCAAAATGTCAAATGTGGCAACCCATGCAGGGAATGCCATTGGCGGTGTGGCTGATGCTGCGTATGCTGGGGCCCGGGGCTATGGGAAGCTTAAGGACAGCATTACTTCCGGATTGGAGTCGCTCAAGGAGGGCGGCGGTCTGCTGAATGAGTTTATTCCAACAGACTATATTGAAAAAGTGCCACTATTAGGTGAAGCATTTAATGAAACTTTGGGCATAGTTGGGGGAGTCGGTACGGCAGCTATCGATATAGGCCAGGACGTTATAAAGTTGGCGGACTCTATTACAAAGGCTGTGGACAAAACAACTGCGGGACACAGAAAGCAGGTTAGGTCAATCTTTGATGTGGGCAAGCAGTATGGCAGCTCAGTTAAGGACGCAGAAGAATTTACAAGCTCAATGAGGAAGGCTGCTAGTACAAATTTTTCAAAGAGTATGTATTTGGGGGTGCAAGATTTTCAACAGGTTATGCAGGGAATAAGAGGTACCAGCCTAACATTAGATGATATGTCTGAGTCTGTAAATATCGGGTCTGATAGCATGAAGGCCTTTAACGCCGTTGCGGCTCAACAGAAGGCACTTGGGATGGGGTCGTACTATCATCGTTTAGGCGCAGCTGTAAAAAAGCAGGGCATGACGATGCAGGAGTCTATGGAAACTTTTGCTGCATTTGGCGATATATCTAAAAAATCGGGGATAGATATTGATCAGGTTGCAAACACTCTTATGAATACTGCAAATAACTTCGCCAAGCTTGGCATGTCTGCAGACTTCGGGCGACCACTTCTGGAGGGATTTACAGATTCTTTGGGAGATATGGGTCTTGGAGTGGAAAATGCATTAAGCCTAACTTCGTCACTTTCAAATGCTCTTGGAAAATTGACTGAAGATTATGGTCTTGCGTATCTAACCTTTCAACGAGGAGGGTTAGAGATTGGTGGCGCAACTGGCGGCGGAGGCATGCTGAATACATCCATACAGCTTCAGGCAGAAATGCTGGAGGCAGAAAAAACAGGAGATCAATCAAAGATATCATCTCAAATGGTAAAGGGAATGCGAGATACTATTGCCTCCTTTACTGGCGGAGATATTGTTACGGTAAAAGATGCTGCAGAAGATAGCTCTTTGCAAAACGCCTTTTACATGCAGCAGCAAATGCTATCAAGTCAATATGGGATTTCTGGAGCAGATGCCACAAGAACGCTGGAAATGTTCTCAAAATTAGACGAAGCAAACGCAAAGGGAGACATTGATACTGCGAAAAAGCTAACTGAGCAAATTAATAATCAAAAAGAGGCTGATGACAAGACTTTGAGCATACAAGAAAAGATGGGCATTGGAATAGCTGCCTCTGCTGCTTCTCTAGAAGAGCAGAGCATTATGATGAAGATGAGCATTAGAAAGAACTATGACGAGATGGCTGCTCAGAAGTTAATAAAGGCAATTGAAGCCGGTGGGGAAGCCGCAGAAAGAGCTCTTGGCTCAGAAGATAAAGAGAAAATACTAAAGAATTCTAGAGAAAAGATGGGCGACTTGTGGTCATCATATGCGAACAAGGAGAATGGCGCGATAAAAGATGCTGCTGCAAGTGCGAAGAAAAGGGCTAATGAGAAAAACATGGCTGACGCCCAAGCCGCTCTAAATAAGAAGCTGGACGCCGGCGGAAAGGGCAAGGTTGAAAAAGGTGGAGACTTAAAAACCGCACTCGACAAACTGGTTGCTTATTTGGAGAAGCCACAAAGACTAACTGTATCATTTTCTGATAATGCAAAAGATATATTGCAGATCGCAAAAGACGCAAGAGCAGCAAAGGGGAGTAGTAAGTAATGGCTACAAGGCAGATAAATTCGAGCTTCCATCAACAGCGTAATACAATTATGTTTTTTCTTCCAGTTTATTCAAAGGAAGATCATCTTGAAAATGGAGAAGTTTTTAAAAAAGAGGTAAAAGTTATGTACTTGAATCCTCAAAGTTTTGCAATAAATGAGCAAAAACTTATAAAACCAACCATGACAAAAGGCGGATACACTGTTCAATATTGGGGCGAAGAGCTTACTAAGATTACTGCAAATGGAACTACAGGATCTGCAGGTATAGAGGGGATAAACGTATTAAGAGATATTTATAGACATGAGCAAATAAGATTTCGAGATATGTTGGATAAGCGACGTGCAGATGAAGAGCTTAGAAATAAAGTCAAGGTAGCTGGAGGCGGAAATCTTAGCGACTCTGTTACCGGGCTTGGAATAATAGATGCCGCCCTTGGAGGCCTTGGAGGGAGAGTTGTTAGTGGCGCGTCGAGTATTATGGACTCATTTCGAGAGCCTTACGAAGAGGAGAGCTTTGATACTTTCTCACTGCCTCCATCGCTCGCTACATTCGCAACATCTATAGATATGTATTATCAGGGCGAAATATTTAGAGGTTTCTTTACAACTTTTTCTTATAATGAAACTGCATCTGAACCAGGGCATTTTACATATCAATTTGCCTTTACAGTAACAAGAAGATCTGGAGAGAGATTGAACTTTATGCCATGGCACAAAAACCCTTTGAACGCAGATGGAACAACAAGAAAGGCTAGCGAGCCAAATACAGGATTCTCCGGACAAGATGGGCTTGTTGATGGGCTTATTAATAGTTCGAGCTTAGAAAGAACAGAGTTAAGCTTTAAGGGCATGGGCGTTCAAAACCTCTCAACCGCAGAGGATTCTTCTGCGAAGGGAGTTGCGGTGAATGGAAAGTCGGAAAGAGATTCCAAGGCAGGTCAGCAGCCATTAAAGAGAAGATAAATATTTTAAGTTAGGTTCAAAAATGAGTAGTGGTAAGTTAAAAGATTTTGCATTATCTGTTATAAACGAGGCAATGCGAGGGGTTATATCTGGGGATAATCCAGCGTTCATTCATACTGATGGGTCACCCTCATTAAGCAGCAGTTCTCAAGGACAAAAGCAATCTCTAAATTCAGGCGGATATAAGCTTACTATTGGTGGAAGTAATAATAAATTATTTGAACCAGAAGTTAGAAGCATCGTAAGCATGGCTCCAGAGGGCACAATACTAATTAGAAAAAGAGAATTCTCATCTCTAAAAGAGTCTAATGAAGTTCAGTGGATGGACGCCACTGAAAAGATGCTTTTGAGAGCAACAAAGGCTCTATTTGCAGGGAAAGTTGAGCAAATAAGGCTTTACGAATCTTTGACAAAGTTTCAAAACTTTTTTTCAGAATACCAAGAGTATAGTCTAAATTTAATGTCAAAAGTTATCTCTGATTTGGAAGCAATTATAAGGCAAAAGGAAGAGGAGGCTGAGGCGAATAGTTCCGGAAATTTTTTCGAAGATCTATTTGCTGCCGCCTTAACAACTCCTGCTGCCGCAAGATATCAGCAAACACACAGTGAGTTATTAGACCTAATAAGAAGAAACGCCTTTGCGCAAGACAATCTTCTTACATCGTGGATAGTAGACCCTACCGAGACCGAAAACTATGGCACAGGCCCAGGCACAGGTACGATTGAATTAAATATGTTTTCGCAATTTAGTACAGCATGTGACCTAAATAGCTCTCCAAGCTCTGCTTCAATTTCAATAGAAGATCCACATAGAATAATGGTTATTTCGGACGAAGATATAGAAATGGCAATAGAAGAGGCTATGAATGGATCTTCAGGAATCTTCTCAAGATTATCAGATGGCATGTATTCAACATATGAGCCAAATAAAAATAAATACACTGGAGCACTCAGAGGTGTTGTTGAGGGGCTTGGGAGGGCGAATATAAGCGTCGGCCATATAAGAGAAAGAATGAGAACATTCTATCTTGGAAAGCCAATTATAAACCCGGCAGATAGTGTTAACTTTTACATAAGAGGAAATAGGACCGTAGAGGACTATAGCAAAATAGATAATAAGACAATTCCTGTTAGCTCTGTTGACGCAAGCTCATTGATGGTAGATGAAAATATTTTAAAAGCTGAAAAGGAGCTATACACAAAGGGTGGATTGAGCTTCGACGCATATAAAAAGATAAGAGTAGAGTCAGATGCTTCATTTGGAAAGGTTCACGTTTTCGGAGGAATGGTAGTCTCAACCTCTGAAGATTTTAGCGGAGGTGCATGGGGGCTTAAAATATCATGTGCTGATAATATGAAGTGGCTGGAATGGTCTAGATTCTGTAAGCAGCCTGCTCTTGCTAATAAAAAGGGCATTTTAGAAGATCCTCTAACTCCGTTTGAATACAAGCGGAATGAAGATGGAAGTATAAATTACAGCGAAGGCCAGACTTTGCTGAGTGAAAATAAAAAATTATTAGCGTCGGGTCTTTTGTCTTATGATAATGGTATCTTGTCTGGCCAAAATGCCAGCGAAGAAAATCTTATGCAAGGCCAATTTAATGGTGATGGATCATTATTTGGAACAAAAGTTATACAGCATCCAAACGGATTTGTTTACAGATGGAAGACAGGAATATTAACAGCAACAGCAGGCTTTCAAGCTACAGATCCTACTGGCGAAGGCGTGCGTCAAGAAAAGACAAATCAAGAGCACTACGGGCTAACTATTGCTGAGCAGATATTTACAAATTTAGATATTGCAAATATTTTAAGCATTCTGGTTGTTGGGGAGCCTTATAATGTGCAAACATTTGTTGAAAATGCTCTTCAGGCACACACTATAACAAAAAAGTCTGTTACTGGGCTTAACGCTCAAGACCCAATATCTGGCGTTTTAGATTCAATCCGGAATCAAAATAATTTTTATGGCAATTTTCGTCCATATAGAATGATCACTATGAATCAGGAATCTGTTCAAAAAAGCCTGCAAAGTCAGCAGGTTAGGGCGGAAACAAATTCTATTATAGAAAAACTTCAAAATAAAAGAAAAACTATAAATAAAAGAATTAATGATCTTAAGAAAAGCAAGCAAACTGAAAGTTCAATTTTAATAAGATCACTAGAGACGGAGGCTAAATCAATTGAGGCCGCAATAAAAAAACAAGTTGGAATAGGAATGGACGCCATAGTAACTGATGAGGGTTCAAAGATAAGTTTATCCTTAAATCTATTCGGAGATATAGGAATTAGCGGCGGAGGCATGTCTAGTGACCAAGCTTTTAACAGGGCGGTAATGCTTGTCGGTGCCCAAAGAAGAATCGAGGACGTAAAACTTAATCGTGATAGAAATTTATTTATTGTTTCTGACCAGTACGATACGACCGAGCTGAAGCCTTTTCTTTTGAATTTAAATAAAAGTGGTTGGAAATTATTTGACGCAGGGTATACTAGTGCTATGGAGCAAATGAATGCTGCTGTTCAAAACTTAAATATGGAGTTTTTTTGCAATACAAACGGACACTTAGAGTTCAGGCCTCCGCAGTGGAATAAGGTTCCGTATACAGTGCTTCGAGATGCAATCGCAAGTGGAAAGCAAAAGGGTACGCCTGTTGTTCCAGGGTTTATAACCTCAATGTTCCAGAGCAGGATAGATGATTTATATACGGAGGTGCATACCTTAAATATTAAAATCGCTCTAACAGCACTTTTAATGGGAAGATACCCAGATAGAGCGCTAATCCCAAACATGCCTTCTTTTAATTCGGGGTCAGATTCTTTAGACTTCTTTGGGATAGATGTAGATAAAAAAGTACTTTCTTTGGAAAATACATCTGCAACATTTACACCGTTTGGGTCTACTGATAGTAACGGTAACCTGACTGGAAATGGCCTAAGCTTAAAGGCAACGTCAAGAGATAATGATGGAGATGTGTTATTTGGAAATACAAATATTATACTTGGAGATTTAGACTTTATATTTCAAGAGGCTAATGGGGTCATGATAAACTTTGATGATGGAAAGGCTGCTTTTGGCACGCGTCCTGCGCGAAAAGGGGGGCACTCAACTGTTCAAAATCTTAATAATATTAGGAATTCATTTATGGCTCAATTTGGTAGAGATCCTGCGGCTGGACTTGGGATAGATAAGTCTGATGGATTTAAGTCTAAAGATTTTTCCTTTACGGCGGCTAATCGCGAGGGTATATCGATAGATAATAATGGACTCCTAAAAAAACTTAAACGAGCAATTTCTGAAAGAGATAAGGCCGTAAGAGTATTGCAGAGTAATTTAAATAAAAAAGAAGAGTTAAGCAAAATTGAAGAGTTGTTTACAAAAGATACTGATATTGAGCGAACAGGCCCACTTTCGGGGGCGATTGGAGCACTGGAAAAGGTTGCCGAAGGCCTTGGAAATGCAATAGACGCAATAAAAGGGGATAGCTTTAGTGGGTCAATATATGATCACTTAATAGATGACGACAGAAGAAATCTTTTGGGACCAGGATCTGGATCCAGGTTTATAATTGAAGATTATAATATTACTCAAATGTCTTTTACTGAAAATCCTCCGAAATATACGAGAATTGACGTTACAGGTAATGCGCCATTGGGATTGGCTCAAAAGTTAAATAGTGCAACTGATAGTTTGTACTTTTGGGCTGGTGCTGCAGATTTTGACCTATGGAGGCAGTATGGATATAAGGCTGGAGTAGAAAATGTTCCCTTTATCAGTGACTCTGAATCTCAGGCAAGGCCTTACGCAATTTTAAAGCTACAATTAGAGAGGGCAAATATAAATCAGGGTAACGTAACAGTTGTGGGAAATGAGTATTATCAGCCAGGGGATACAGTTTATATCCCTTCGAAAGGACTTTTATATTATGTTCAATCTGTTGGCCATAATTTCTCTCAGGGAAGTAGCTTTACTACCTCGCTAAGCCTAACTTATGGGCACCCCCCAGGGTCGTATTTGCCCAGCCCATTAGACGTTATTGGTCAGCAGGTTTCTAAGAATATAATGGAACAAAGCATTATGACATATAGAAGCAGTACTGGAGATGATGCATATAGGCCTTTATCTCCAGATTGCACCCTTATAATGCCAAGCCCAGGATCATCATCTGGGGACATATTGTCTAATTCAGATAATGAAGTAAGATTTACAAATATGATGATAGATATTATGGGAAGAATGATGTCAAATAATTATCTCCTAATAAGGGCTTTTGTCAAAGACTCAAAAGATTCAATGGCAATAGACGCTGCAAAAAAGAATATAGAAAGTGTTAGAGGTCTTTTCCAAAACCCTGGAAGTATAAGACTTCCAAATAATATTCCCGTAACTCCTGTTAGCGGGAATAAAATAATGGAGCAAGTAGTCTATCTTGATCGAAAGCAAGAAGCTGGAGCGATAGGAACGCTAAGATGCTTTGATAGGCGTCAGACAGGAATATTTAAAGATGGTTCTTCTACGATTACAAAAAAAGACGCTGCAGGAATATTGCCAATTGGAGGGCCAAGCCAAAAGGGGTGGCTGGATCTTCAGGTTGTGTTTGGAAATGATCGAGAAATTATTGAAGTTGGTCTATTAAATATTAAAAAGAATTTTAGATAATAATCTAAATAATATTTTAGCAAAGTTGGATACGTTATGAGTATAGATGGAAACATATTTAAGGAGTTTGGAGTTAGACAGGTCAGCGTGATCAAGGTATCTGATGACGGCCTAGCTCTAATGGTTAAATTTGACAGCGAGGCTGTCCACTCGACCGCTCCGCTCCGAGCTATTCTGTCGCCAGTAATATTTGGTAATGATAGGGGATTTTGCACCGACTTATCAGAGTATGTTGGGCTGAAGGCATTTGGATGTAGGGTTACAAATACAGATGAATTTTTAATTATCGGATTTAAAAGGGCTAGGTATCAAGAGATTCAGGAGGTTGATGCGGAGGGCGGCATCTTGGCTGGTACGTCAAAACTTCCATCTGTTAGCGGGGGAGAGGTAGTTATAGCCGGGCTAGATGCTGACTTAAAGCTAAAGCATGGCGGCTTTGCTCTCGTAAAGCCAGATGATTCTGGAATTATCTTAAACAATATAAATGATAATGATTTTACGAAGTCCTCTATTAAGTCTTACTCTCATTTTTATGAAAATACAACCGCAGCGTCATTAATTAGGCATGGCGAGGTATATCGCTTCCTTGATGGGTCGTCCTCTCTGACGATAGATGACGCTCCAATGAATGACCTCGGAGGAACCAAGCTTGTCGAGGGAAATCTTAGGGGGTTATTTTATGGGAATCTTGGATTAGACTTAAGCATTGGATCAAGACCTAGAAATATTGCCCTTACAGAGTATAGGCAGGTAATAAATGAGTTCCCCATCTATGCTGGATTTGATGGCTTTGATGCTGAGCCTAATAATATATTTTCAGATGAAGCTCTTGATGTGTTGGATCAAAAGTATAATAAAATTAGAAGAGAGAATGATAATAAAGGAGTTTTGGCTCTTGGAAAAAATCAATTAATTGAAATAATTGGAGGCAATGTTGTTGATAGATATGGTGATTCGTTAGATATAAACTATATGCAACTAACATATGGAGGTCCACTTGGCTCTGTTCCAAATAGTGATGAGATTAAGAAGTTTGAGGAGGCCAAGAGAATTACAAGAAGGGGGTTGGGATATCATTTTCAGTTATCAACAAATACGGAGAATGATAATGACAGCCCTAATTCGGGCAATTTTACTTACGCATTGGATAAAGAGGGGCTGTTAAAGCTAAATATTCCAAAAAGTTCTGATACTGGGAACGTTCCGTTTTCTGCATCTACTTCTGCAGATGGCATTGGTAGAGGTAGAACTAAAATAGACATAGAGTCAAGCGAGGAGGAAATTCCAGTAACCCTACGAGATGATCAGGGCAAAGTTTTATATCCAGTTAAACAGCGTACTACAAAAGATACGAGAAGTACAGGTGTTAGATACTCTAACCAGTGGGGGTATTTCCCCGGAGAGTCTGACTATGTAAGGATTAGTGCAACTAAGTATCATAATATGTATTCTACGGCAGAAATGCTTATAGCTAATACTATCGATAAAATATTTATACCGCCAAGCAGCACCTCTCCAAAGCTGGGGATAACCTCTGGAGCACAAAGTAAGGCTAAGAGCTTTGAGCAGCCTAGAAAGCCAATTGATCCTGAGACTGGAAGATCAGAGTCATTTCCAACTCATGACTCTTGCGCAACTATTATTGTGCACCAGGGCCCTCCTGCAATTAATCCAGGTGGAGCAACTGTAGTTTGCGGCAAAAGTTATGAGCTAGACGAAAGTATGGCAGATGGAATTATAAATAATTCACTTGGGAATAATTTTTCTGTAAAAGAATCAGACGAAGTATCTGTCAAGGTAGAAGACTCTGCAAGGCCAGTTGTTTCATCTGGAGGTAAGAGCGCTCATGTAAATCTTGAGGGATCACTTGAAATGTCAGTTGGGGGGGATAGTGCTGATAAAAAAAGTATTGTACTTGATACTGCTGGCAGCCTAATTGCATGGCTAGGTAGAGACGAGAATGGAAGAAGTGCCGTTGTTCAAACTGATGGTGCAATTGCAGTTAATGTTGGCGGTATTAGTGGAGATAATTGGTACCCAGGTAGGTTCGACTTGAGAGTTAACGTAACAGACAAGGGTGTTATGTCTACTGCGGACCCATTAACGTCCTTCTTTGAGGAGGAAATCGTCGGCCCAGATTCTGATTATATAATATCTATATCTTCAGAGGGGTTGGTCATTGCCGGCACATCAGGTGGGAAAATGGTTATAAGAAATAAGGGCGACTTACTTCTTGAGGCTACAGATACTTTAATCTTATCAGGAACGAAGGTTGTTACGAGAGAGGGTGGGCTAGCAGACCGTGGAGCTGGAAAGGACCCAGTTTCAAAGAACACTCCAAAGGCAAGTGTTGAAGGAGTTGGGGAGATGAATGATGCAGCAAAGAATATTGATTAATGTAGGTAAAAAGATAATTATATATGAATTATCATATATACATCCTCTATTAATTTTTACTGAATAATCAGTAATATAGTTTAAGTAAAATTATTTATATTTAGTTAGCGGATTTAAATTAAATGGCCAAAGATAAAATCTCAATCCTACCACTAGTTCGAGGACCACTTGACGAGGAATCAAAGAATGATCTAGAATATGACGTAGGATGCCTTACTCCCAAGAATAGTGAAGATAAGCCTGTTGTATCTACGGAATTGGTTTACCCAAAGGGTGTGGGGAATACAATTCCCATCGGCGGCGGAGCAATATTGAAGCTTGGCGGATATCCAAATATTATAACGAGGGGCGAAATAGTCTCAGGGGATGGGGAAAATAATAAGGGTCGAATATTAGAAAACTTTACCAAATTAAAGCAAGATGGCTATACGAAAACTTTATCAAAGTTTTCTCAGCAGCTTTCTGATAAAATTGGAGACTCCCTTGAGGATATTTTTAATGAAGCTATTCCTCAGCTAAACGAAATAAGAGTTGCATCGAATAGGGCTTTGGAAAATTTTCCTGATATACCATGGAATAAGTCTGGTGTGCCAATCCTATCAATGAGGGTTGATTATTCCAATGATGTTATTGCGTTTAAAAAAGTATTAGATGATATAAAAAAAGCTCCGTCCAGTAGGGCAATAGATTTTGTCGGTGGATTTAAGTTTGTTCCCATAGAAATAGTTTTTGATATGATAGAGACTATTGCAGGCCTCAAGGGCGTATCTATAGTTGGGTGTTCTGGGGTTAGTTTCCAAGATCTTGCCGAAAAAGCTAGAGCCGAAAAAGAGAAGCCGGGTACATTATCTGATGATGATATTGGAAATCTTATAAATGAGATTTTTCCAATTTTCAATATCCCTTCTAGTCAGCTCAGAGGCCGGATGAATAACCCGCCTAAAATAGGATACTATACTGCATACAATAATTCTTTATTTATAAAGACACCAAATATATCAACACGAGGAAGTGATGCAAGGGCAACTAATTATTATGAGCTGGGACTAAAAAGAAACGTTAAAGCATTTTATGCACTAGAAACAGAGCAAGAGGAAAAATATAGTATAGACCCTATATATTTTAGCAGCGGGCTTGCTCCATTCCCAATGTCCTCCTATATTCAATATGGCAGCGCAGCGGAATCATTTTTAAGATTCGACCTTGGAGGCCTAGAGGTAAGCGAAGTTGATAGATGTCAATTCTTTTTATCTCCAGCAATTAGCGTTCAAAATCCGGTTGGAAGCTCAACTCTAAATCTAACTAATCAATTTATAGAGCTTTTTTCAGCGCCAAATATGATGAATTCATCTTTTAAGGGCAGAGAGTCAACTTTGAGCTATGAGTCTGGTGAAGGATATGTTGCCTCTGATCATCATAAGATATTTGAAAGTCTTGGGCAGCAGATAGCGCAGTCTGGCGCATTCTCTCCGGGGGAAGATGGGGAGATCTTTAAGTTTGATAAAGATAAAGATCCAGAAAATATAAAAATTGGAAATAATTCTTTTTCAATAAAAGATCTTGGCTATCCAAATACTGTTGACTTATCACCTGCTGGAATCCCAGACGTGGGGATGCTTGCAGGCGAAATGAATAGGGCTGATGTTTTTCTTTCGAATAAGTCTGATCAAGAGGCTGAGCGGAAAATAAGAGAGAATGACGAGCAATATTTTAGAAATAAGCTTTGTTCGGTAAGTGGGCTCATGTCTTCGAATCGGCCAAATTTTGTCGACTTAAGTGACTCAAAAAATATTACTAAAAATGGCAGCGAAGCCTTCAACTGGCCGGCGTCAATTCCTGCGATTTGGATAAAAAATAGTAGCTCTCCAGTGCTAGTCAAAGATGAGAAGACTGGGCTAGAGCATCTCGCCGTTCCATTTTTGACAAATGATCTTTATATGTTTACAGATTCTGAAAAGATAAGGTTAGTTCCATATATTATAGATAATACTGGTCAAATATTTAAGGTTGCCGAAAGGCAGATGGAGCTAAGGAGACGTCCTCCAAATGGCGTAAAGCTTGGTCTTGAATTTAAGTTTGATGGAGATCGAATAACAAAAGGTTCTACTTATCCATGGTTTGTACTTAAGGGTGATCATTTAGACGGAATAGCAGGAATAAAGTTTACAAACGATGCAGATGAAACTCAATCAAGAATCAGATACTTCTCCGATGCAGAGGTTGACTTAGTAAAATCTACGCCAAAACATTTAGAGTTTAGCGGACAAGATTTTGATGCTAATATGGGCGAGTTTACAGGTCTCTTTTCAAATGTTGCAGATCTTAATATGGAGCTTATAGGTGGGAATGGCCAAGCTTATCCAGTAGGGCTAGGTTTGCTAAGAGTTGTTCCTGAAGATAGGCTGAGGGGAGAGACGAAGGATAGAGAAACAGCTGCTTTGAAAATAAAAGCACCTCTTAGTGAAATATATCCAGATGGCTATAAAAAGCATCAGTCAGAAACATCTGCTTTTGAGACACATTATGCCTATAATGTCCCAGTTCTATCGGACGGTACTAGTCCAAAGATAAAATTAGCTTCTAAATCTGGAATATTAAAGCCATCAAATAATCTTTATGCATACTTGATGATTTGCAATGCTAAAGGTGACGATGAAAGTGAAAATCCAATTTATGATTTTTCAATGGATTCTCAAATAATAGATGTTGTTAAGCCTGCAGATGGTCTGTTTATGGACTCTCTCAAGACTGGGATTACTAGGGCTCAAATTGCTAAAAATATAGAGTTTAAGTTGGGAGAATCTGGAGACTTTGTTTCAACGGCAGATGATGAAGCAACTCTATCATTTCCTGGCAGCTTTTCTTATTTAAATTTTTCTAGACTCAAGAATGTAAAATTTGCATATTTTATAATATGCAGCCAAAGAATAGATAAAATAACAAGCACAAATAAGGTTACCTCCACTCAGCTTAAATCAAAATTTGCCCTAGTTAGAATAGGGGGAGTGGACGGTAAAGACGCCGCATTTATATCTAACCCTCCGGTAATTGGCTCTTTTGCGAAGATTAGCAAACTAGGTGGGTTTGTAAATAATTGTGATGTTACTACAATTTTAAACAATAAAGATAAAAAAATACTAGCTGACGCAGATGTATGGGATGCCATAAAGCAGGTTAGTGGAAATCAAATTATAGTTAAGAGTAAAATATCAAGGCTTGGTGTTGTTTTTAATAATTACAATCCAGACTTTAGATATGAGCTATCTATTAATGGAACTAGACTTCCATCTCCATCGGACATACTTCCTCTATCCAAGAGTGATAGAGCAGTTGTTGTATGTGACGATATACTAACGGCGTATCGGGGGTGGGCAGATGTCAAGGTGCATATTAGGGATTCTTTATATGGAATTGAATATGATTCATCAATATATGGCGGATGCACTATTGAAATTAAAAGCTCTGAAGATCTAAATTTCTCCGAAAGAGGAGTTACATATACCGGCGAAGACATAAGGATAGCCAGCACTAAGGCTGAGCTGGAAAAGCCTTTGAGCAAGAGGAAATCATTAAATCATCATGATATAGGTGCCATAGGGGTTAAAAAAGCCAAACCAATTGACCCAAGAACTATATTTTTAAATAGCGATGCAATATTGCAGGGTATGAATAGTTACAAGTTTCGTAAAACTGGAACAGAAGTTAGCATTAGCGGCATTAATCCATTAAAAATAAAACCGAGCCTAAATGTAACTGTTGGCGAGAAACTTGCCGGAGTAACTGTCGGCCTGGTAAAGTCTGAAAGCAAACCAGACCCAAAAACAGGAGAGAAAAAAGAAGAGATTGATTTAATTAGTGCTTCTGGCTCCTTTTCTCCTCCGCCAATTGATGCCGATTCTCTTGGAGACATAGACATAGATCTTGGATCATTGCTAGGGGGCGGAGATCCTCTTGCCATAAAGGGTCCAACCGCAGAGAGTAGGAGCGGCAATGGCCTGATAGATAAAGTTGATCTAAAGTCAATATTTATAAAAAGTGGCACACTAATTCCGCCAAATTTATTACTAGCAAATGATGACGGGTCCAAATATAAACTTACAGTTAAGTCTATTGTAGAAAATTCTGCAGGAATTCGATTTAATATTCCAGAACTACTGTATGTAACGGACCATACTGGTAACAGATATTATCCAGGGAAAATACCTGCCGAGCCTTCGGGCGGCAAGTCACTTAGGGATTTGGCGATCATAACTAGCAAAACTTTAAGAGTAACGACGATAGGCACTGATAAAAATACGCTTTATTTTATTGCTGACAGAAGAGTTGATATAACTGGATCGCTTGTATTCGACGGAATTAAAGTTACGGCGTCAATAGTTGTGCCGCCATTCGAAAAGGGTGAGCTCGATAAATTTGACCCATGTAAAACAATTCGAATCTCCAATGCGAATAAAGAGGGCAAGAGACTTAGTCTTGACTTGGGCGACCTAGGGCTAATGGTAGACGAGCTTGTCGGAGACATGGTCGGCGGCGCATCAGACTATGCAAAGGGCAAGATAAAGGAACTAAAGAAATTAATTAAAAAGTATTTATTAAAATTTACAAAATTTACAATGGATGTTTCATCTACTTCAAAAGAATTTATAAATAGTTTTTGTGACCTATCTTTTCATCTAACTGCAGAGCTGAAGTTTAACTTAAGAAACCTTCAGTTATTGTATATTCCTATAAAAATAATCATGTGTATAATTGATGTACTATGCGCATTAATGAATCCATGGAAAACTGCAAGAGCAGTTGTTAGATTGTTTGCCTGCCTTTATGATTTGCTTCTTTTGCTTCCGCAGATTTCAATCCCAGTAATGTTGTTAAACTTATTGCTTCACCTCTTAGAGTTGTTGCAATGCGTTTTTGTTAAAATTATCGGATGGATGATCGCAATAAATGAAATTATTGTTGCACTGGATAGTGCAATTAAGAACAAAAATTACGCATCAATAAAAGCGCTTGAAAAAACTTTAAGTGAACATATCTTTAGCCTTAATGCTGATATTGAAGTTCTTGAGCCAATACTTGGAATATTAATGATGTTCCTTGAGATGATGGAGCTAATATTTAATTTTAGCTGCGCAACTGGAAGCGGAGATATGGATATGGATGGGTCCGATACATGTCTGGACCCAACAATGATAGCGGGAATGGTGGTTGGGAAGGCGATGCCAGGAGGAGATATTGATCCAAGCAAGGTACTTCCAATGGCCCAGGCTTATACGCAGCTTCCGCCTGAGTGTGTTACTAGTAACGGCAATACTCCGTCGAATGCATTTAATGGTAGGCCAAATGTTGATACTACAGCTCCTGGCTGCGAAGGCGGCCTGCCCCCAGACGTACTGGTTGAGCCGGTAAATGGAGATTTTATTATCTCCTTAGATAGAGAGCACGAAAATATTTTTCTAGGCGAAGAAACTGAGGATGGCTTTGAAAATGTTAACAAAGATACTATGAGGTTTAACTCCAATGAGTTCGACGGAACTTTTGGAGCATCATTTTCAAAGTCAGTAAAATATAACTCTAATTCTCTAGATGTAAAGTTTGAGTTTAACAATGGCGGAAAGACAGATAATTTAGCATTTGATTGGTTTTTCTCAATGTTTTATGATCCAAAACTAATAAGTGATATGCAGACGCTAGACTCTGCGCCCGCTTTATTGAGCCTTGCCGGTGAAGATCTTGTGATATCTAATACCTCCCCCAAGGATGATCAAACTGGAAGGACAGGGTTTATTAGCCCTGTAGATGGGCATACTGATTATTTTTCCGCAGGAACAAACAATATCGCTCCACTAACAATGCCTGTATCGAGCTTTAGAAGAGAGTTTGATGAGAGGGGAGAGCCTATCGAGCCCTTAGTTGAAACGGTTAGCCAAAAAGTTTTTCCAGGAGTTCCCAAGGTTGCGATGATTGACGATGATGCAAATGTTTACTTTATTAAAGAAAATGGAATTCAATTTAGTGGGAATAGAATAGTTTCAATAAAGGCTAAGTTAATAAATAAACTTTCTGCTTCAAAAATGAATACATCAAGAGAAAAGAAGGATGTATTTAGGCCAGTTTCATATTTCGGGAATGACGTTCCTGGAGAGCAGATAGTTGGAATGCAGGCAAACGCTACAGCACTTGCCTCAAATAATGATCAAATTGATTTAAATTCTCATGATTTTTCCACAGGAAATATTGCAGCAGAAGACTTTAATGCAAATAAGCTCAAGGCAAATGCAACTGGATTAATTGGATTTCTTATGAATTTTATTGATACTATTATAGTAGATCCAATAAATGCAATATTTGATAAACCCCTTCTTTCGGGGCTTGGCTTTTCAATGGATTCGCTTGGAAATCAAGAGATGGACAGGCCAGCAGGAGGATGGGAGGATGGACTTCCACACCCAGAGTATCCAATCCATAACTTTATGGCAACCTCAGAGGGCCTAGAGCAATTGCAGGATGCGGTTCAAACGCTAAATATATTTGACTTTCCAAGACTTTATTTCTTTGACATGAGAGATGTTGCAGATGAAATTGCTCAAGCATGTCAAACTGCAGATTTAAATGGAGCCCTTTTTGATATAGATACTCCAGAGATAGACCCAGATAGAGTTTGGCCAGATGATTTTAGACCTATAGTTACGGATACTCAATCATGTATTCAGTCATTAAAAGATTTTGTTGATAATGGATCAGAAGCAATTTTAGATGCTCTATCTTCATCACAATCTGTTGAAGAATTACTAGCTAGGCTAAATGGAGCGCAGTGGAATATGGAAAATGTTTCTGCGCTTTATGATACGATGCGCGCATGTGTTGGTAATTCGATAGATGACACCTGCTCCTGGGTTGTGAATCCGCTGAATACAGGCTTCAAACTAGTTGATGATACAGAAGAGACAGACACTCCCTTTGTTGATCCAGCTACAGATTTTAACGATGACATATCTGATGGAGTTACGGAGATGCCAAAAGTTACTGGCGCTGCCGAATATGCATCAGGAATAGGCGACTATCTTCTTGCGACTGTAGGTGAAAAAGCATTTATAGAGATATTGCCAAGAGACTCGTATGATGACCCCTTATCTGAAGCTGGAGATTGGTCAGATAAGGTTAGAGTTGAGATACTGAAAGATACAACGGGAGGAACGGCGAAGCTGGTTGCTCCAAATGAAGATAGCAGCAGACTGATTGTTAAGGAAGGTGAGAAGTATATTGCCGCAATTCAAGCCGATGGCCCAGGACAGGTGCTTATTAGAGCTTACATATGTGGGATAATGGTTAAGGCTTGGGCGGAAAGAGGCATAATATTAAGCAATAATAATGATGCTGAAAATGAAGTTGATTGTATTCCGGATCAAGCGCAAATTTTGCTTGAGGAAGAAGACTTTGGCCCTGGATCAATAATGAAAATAGATAGAGTCTTAACGATTGCTTATAGAGTAACAGAGGAATTGGCCATAGACCCAGACGATAATGCAGGTCTCGCAAAGTCAAGGCCACAAGCCTTTGGCACAAAATTGGAAAACTAAATGACTGAAAATTTACAAGATAGAATAAAAGCAGCTGAAAAGATGGGCAAGACAGCACTATCCTCGAAAATAGCTATTGCAAAAGATGTTATTAGACTAACGCTAGGAGGAGAGAGCATATCTGAGGATCTCTTGAAAAGCTCAGCAAAAGGTGATAAATCTGTAAACGAATATACAAAAGCATTATTTGCTGCATTTGAAAGCTTTTCAAGCTTCTTTAGTCTCCTCTCTTCGATGAGGTCATCTTGGATGCCGATTGATGACGACGGAAACAGTGCGTTTGGCTCTATAAAGTTGATATCAGATAGGCAGGGTGCTCTAGAATCTTATGAGAATACATTTTTAAGGATGATAGGGATGCCATCTTCTGCTGATATTCCATCATGCAGAACTTGTTTATATAATTTAGATTCAGATGGAGGGCTTAATTTAGCGTCTACAAATTTAGATGAAGGAATTCCAAGAGCTGCGGTTGGAGGCGGTCTAGCGGGAGTCTTAAACGAAAGACAAAATGCAGAAGAAAAAAGAGTTCATGAGTCAAAAATGTTTGATTTTATAAATTCTGGTAGCGCAAAAGACGCAAATCCAACGATAGATGATGAGTCAATGAAGCCAATTAGCACTGCTGTTGATCATATTAAAAAAGCAGCACGAGGTGTTGGTAATTCTGCGGAAATTGTTTTAAAAAGTTATAATACGAACCTCCCAATTGGAGCGGATATTACCCAGGCTTTTATAGCATTTAAAGGATTTCTAAACTCTCAAGAAAAAGGGACTAGCGAATACCTTTTAATAATAAATTCATTAAAAGATGACAAAGGAAGAGCTGAGAAGTTGTTTAGGGAGCTTTATGGTGCGCCATCAAAAGATCCTGCCAATGTGTTAAACTTGGAAAATAAAGAAGGATTTTATAAGTATTGCCATCTTTTATTCCCACCAATACATGATGGGGAGATTGCGAGATGTATAAATGAGCCTGAGAAAATAGTTGCAGAGCCATTCTTGCCGGATTCACAAAGAATTGTAAATAAGAAGAGGATTAGACCAACATTATTAGAGGCGGTTATAAGAATAAGGCTTGATAATGCCTCTGGGACCTTTCCTAGCCCCCCATTGCCAGGGGCGGAGAACTCTGTTGAGCCATCTAGGCTAAGTGAGTCGCTTGGGCCGCTTGAGGCGATGATAATGAGCAGGCTATATGACGCAATTCCTGCGTTAGCAAAGCATGTTGACAGAAAGAGAGAAGAGATAAGGAGGAGCCAGAAAAGAACAGGGATCAAGCCAGATGAAAGTGCGAAGCCTACTGCTGAGGGAGCTAAGACAAAGCAGATAAAAGTTAATAGCGATAGTACATCCGAGAAGTATTATCGATCAGCGAAAATGGTTGAAGATTCAATGATGTTATTTTTAGGCAGAGGAACTGATTCAGAGTTAATAAATTTACAAGAAAATACGTTTAGGAAGTCAAGCATTAGCAACGCGCATTTAATGGGGCCGATAACATCTATAATTGGAGCAGTTGGAGTCGCGCTTGATTCGAAAATGAACAAAAATGATGAAGAAACGAAAAGAGTTGCTGAATCAGGCGCTGACAAGGCGATGACTGAGGTTTCTTCAATCCTTGGGGCACACAAGGGCGTGGGCATCATCGACGCAGTAGCTTTTTCTTTGGCACTATTTTCCGTACCAGAGGGGGCGCTCCTTGGGCTTCTTAATGATGAGCAGTATAATAATATGCTCTCTGAGTTTCCCTCCGGACACTTTAGTATTATTGAAAAAAGTAAGATGAGCATGATTGACTCAGTGAACATAATAACGCTAGTTATAAACTCAGTTTATGATATTTTTAGATCGAACTTATCTGTGGATGCTCAAGATAAGGCATTTGGAGTAAGTAACGCTAAAGGTCCGGCTGGTTAATTTCCTATTGTTTTTTCTATTATTTTTTAACCAAATATATAAATAAAAGCTAATAGGATTTTGTTAATGTCTTTTGGTTTAAAGCTAAAAAATGGCGACCTGAAACTTACCAAAGAAGGTACTTTGGAGACGGTTACGAAGAATTCAAAGTTAAGGCAGGATATTGTAAAAATGCTTTTAACTAAAAAAGGTAGTATTAAGTATCATAAGGAATATGGAAGTGAGCTTGGTATAATAAGTTCTGATAATCATATAAATAATGATTTAATGGAATCTAAAATTGAGCAAACAGTATATGAAGGAATATCAAAGCTTATTGGTCTACAAAAGATTCAAATTCAGAAGCAAATACTATCACCATCCGAAATGATATTAAGCATAAAGGGGGTTAGGGTGGAACGAGATGTTAGTGACCCAAGATTATATAATGTTTTTATATCAGTAATAACCCAACAACTTTCGGAGATATCTGAATCAATAACGGTAAGGTTAATTTAGGAAAATATTATGGCATCTTTTAGATCTTTTAGTGAGATTGTATCTTCAATGATAGACAGATTAAGGCTCACTCAGCCAGACCTAGATACCAAACCAGGGACGGTGTCTCGGGATTTATTCGTTGATGTTCAGGCCGATCAGTTATCGCAGCTTTATAATGTTCTTATGGAGGTATCAGAAAGGCAGGCCTTGGCAACCACAACTGGAGCTGACCTGGATAGACTTGCGGCAAATTTTGGTCTGTCTAGAAATACTGGAACTTCAGCGAATGGAATTGTAGTTTTTGGAACGAGCAGTATTATATCTGATATACAAATTCCTGCTGGAACTATATTGAACTCGAAAAGTGGTGCAACCTTTGAGACGGTAGGCAACTTCACGATAAGCTCATCTGATAAGGGCCAGCTGGCTTCTACCGCAAACAGAATTAGAAAGTCATTAAACTTAGCTGGATTAAATAGCGCCTATGCAATGGAAATTCCGATACAAGCCCTTAGGCCCGGAACCTTTGGTAATGTTGCTCCGTTCCAGATCAACACGTCGAATCTTGGAGAGGCCTTATCTGTTGTAAATATTGTCGCAACATTTGGGGGCGGCAATAGAGAGGTTGATTCATCATTTAGGGCAAGAATATTATCTATATTTAGTGGCTCTAACATCGGAACATCAGCAGGCTATAAGAACGCAATATTAACGGCAGAGGGTATTTCTGACTCTATAATAATAGAGCCTGGGGATTCGCTAATGCTCAGGGATGGAACTGAGACAATAGAGACAAATAATGGGTCACATAGAATTATAGATTCTGGCACTGGCGGAAAGGTTGATGCCTATTTGCTTGGAAGAAATATAATAAGCAACTCTGAGTCATTCATATATGCTGATCTCTCCGGGACGGGTAACGCGGCTGATGATAGAAATAATCATATACTGGGCCAAGAGAATCAGGACATAGAGAGAACCTCCGAAGAAAGGAGGCTCATAGCATTTAAGAGCGGAATACTTCCGATGCAGCCAGTATTTTCAATGGTAAGCGTTACTGGTAGCAAATCTGGCCTGCTATATGCGGAATCGACAGATGAGTTCGGCAATATTGGAGGAAATTATAAGCTTGAAAAAGATTTAAATCCAGAAACCGGAGGAAGTCCTTTTGGGTTTGATCAACTAAGCTTTATTTCAAATAAAAAAATTGTAAGTGGAGAAGTTATATCGAAAGCTAGCTCAAATGGCGTCGAACTACTCAGATATTCTGATATAGAAGATATATCAAGTATTTATCAAGATATTATAATTAACAATGAAAGAGCAATTGTTAATAATTTTAATAACAATATCATTCATTTGTCTCACTATCCCGTTGTTAGGGTTTCAAAGATAATTAATACTACAACTGGTGAAGTTTATATAGTTAATCCTAATGATTCGTCTAATATTGGAGATTTAAATCTTGAAGGCAAGATTAGCATATCAGGCAAAAGAATGCCTGTATCTACGGATATCTTGAGTGCAGATTATACTTGGAGAAAAATTTTCGATGAAGATTTGGATTATGATAAAGGTCTGAGGGGTTCGGATGCAGTTGATTGGTCCAAGAACTCAAAGATAGTAGGGGAGCCTGCAAAAATTACTCGAAATGATAATAATACCGAGACGAAGATTAGCGTGACTCATGATATAGATAGGGTAAATTCTGTATTCGCAATAACTATTGAGAGCGCAGAAATATCAATGGTCAATGTAAGTCACTCTACAAGCGTAATTGGAATTGAGCTTTCAAAGAATAGTGATATAATAAGCAATATATTTTCAATTAAAAACTCAAATGGAGTAGAGGTATATAATACCAACTCTAGTGATGAGCATTTTAGCTCAAGGGTTATTTATCTGCCATCTGATTCCGTTGGGATAATTGGAGATACAGTGGAGGTTTATTTTAATAGAATAGAGTTATTTGACATTCCAAATGGTGATGGATCAAATTCTGGAAATTCTATAACTCTTCCATCACCAGACATATTACAATCGGCAGATATTCTCGATAAGGTTGAGGACCTATTCTTTTTTAATTCAAATGTATATGCTAGTTATGTGTTTTCTGAAAGAAACGTTATATCTTCAACTTCACTATCTCAACTCACTGTGTCTGGGTCTGAAAGTTCTAATCAGCTTTTTTCATCAAACTTATCCAACATAGATGGCTATCAACCTATATTGTTCCTGACGAATGACTCGGGAGAGCCAACAGGGATTGCTGGCGGCTCACCTGCTCAGTTAGCAGTAGAGGTCGACGGGATTACGCGCCCAGGAAAGATCAAAGTACTTGGAGAAATATCAACAGTAATCAAAGGGGAGGTTGGCGCAAGCGAGGGGATTTCTGGTTTGAAAATACTCTTATCCAGCTTGATATCAAATAATCTTGAAATGTCCCAGCTTCCTGATGACTTATTTGTTTCAAAAATATACAGTGCAAAATTATTCGATTCAAATGGAAGTAAGAAGGGTGATTTCGACATTCTTGGGGGATCATTGAAAAACAATTTATATAGTAAAGGAATTTTTTCTTCCTCAGATATTCTTAGTAATACTGAATTTTTACTTCCTTCCACTCCAAATAATTCGTCACTAAGTATAATGCCCGGAGATAATATCATGATTAAATTTATGACGAATAGAGAGGGCTTTAACGATATCTACTTTCCATCTTCAGATGTTATATACACAAAAGATTTATTTTCAAGGATTGAGTCTATATCTATTCCGTCAGGGTTTAGGTCATCAGGGGGCGGCTTAGTTGGGACGATTTCAATAAAAACATTATCAGAGCCAAGCTCTGGAGATATATATTTGGCAGACTATTCTTTTGTAGCCCCAAAAGAAGGAGAGAGAATAACTGTTGAGTACAATGTAAATAGCTCTATCTTGGAGGCGACTAGAGCAATAGAGCTTGTTAGACCAATAACTGCAGATGTTTTGATAAAAGAAGCATTTAAATTAGAAATAGAGGTTGAGGGTCAGATTATAATAGGTGAAGATTTTGCCTCCGAATCAACAAGGATAATAGAGGATGCAACATCTGCTATAGTAAATATATTGAGTTCAGAGAAACTAGGAACGATGGTGGATTATTCAGATATAATTAGTGTCGCAACTTCGATCGAAGGTGTTGACTCTCTTAATATATCAAGGTTTAGTCTGTCTGGAGAAACTGGTCGCCGCGCATTTATTAAGGCTCTAGATAATCAGTATATATCCCCAGGGATTGTTCAGCTTGATAGAGTTTCAAGAGAAGATTTTAGGATAAATTAAAAAATGGCATTATTAAGACCAGTCAGCTTCTTTGTTCCCTCTAGTACGGAGTTAAGCATTGTATTTTCCTCTAAATTAATTGAAAATATTTCAAAAGAAAACTTTGAGATAGAGTCACTGAGTGGAAACATAAATAATTTAGAAATATTAGGCGCTAGTATTTCCGAAGAGGTTGTAACGCTAAGAACAAGGCCTCAGGTCGCAAATAGCTTTTATTTGCTAAAAATGCTGTCCTCAAGCGAGAGACCATTTATAAGCGAGATTGGTGAGACACTTGTTAATGATGAAGACTCAAGAGAGATATTCTTTGTAGGGTCAGAAGAAGCGAATCCAATTAGGGATAATATATATAGAAATATTCCAAATGTATATGACCTTGATAATACATTGATTAAAAAGACAATCGATGTTCAATCTGAAGAATTATTTCGAGCGCAAAAGCATATTGGAGAAGTTCTTAGTGATAACTATATATCTTTAGATACAGAAGGCGAGTTAAGAACCAGGGGGTCTGGAGCTTATGATAGGCTTGCGAACGAAGGAGCGTTTGAGCTTAGCCGGGTAGCCTCAAATCCTCCAGGAGATCTTCTTTTATATAAAACTATTGATTTAAATGATAATAGCATTATTAGCGCTCAAAATAAAATGCCAAATCACCCCGTAGCTTTAAACCAGCGCATTGTAATTGATGAGGAAATATCCTTAAACTCAGAGGAAAATGGTGTAGACGATTTTTTAATTTCATTCTCCAAAAGCAATATTATTCAGCTTATTAGCTTGAGAGTCATAAGAAATGGGGAAGTAGAGGATTGCGATGGCAATATTGGAAGTACTTATGACATAAAAAAGCATAAATACTCAATTCTTAATAGCAAGTATGATCCAGATAACTCTTTAGATGCTTACTTCTTGGAGCCAAATCAAATATTATTGTCTGAGTTTGGAAATTTATCTAGGCCGAAAAAAGATGATACAATCATAGCCTCATATATATGTAAAGATCTTGGTGAATTAATATCAAGAGATTCTATTGAGGCATTTTCTGAAGAATACATCAGCGGAGAATCATTACCTCCAAACTCAACAAGATTTTTTCTAGACCATGCCCCAATAATTAATGCATCTGGATTAGTACCTGAAATATCTGGAGTTTCATTTTTTAGCAACGAAGATAACCTGAATGAACTTAGTAAGGAGCTGAGATTTAATAGCTCGCGATTACCATCGAACCCAGGAGAGTATTCAATAAACTATAGTACTGGTGAGGTCCATGTTTATGGCGTAGATAATAATAAACTTGGAACTGGAAGAAAAAATATAAAGGCAAAGTATAGTTATAAGAATATTTTTGAAAATAATATTGATTATTATGTCGATAATAATGATATATACCCAGGCAGAACAAGAGAGTTCAGCGATAGAAAGATAAAGATTAATTTCAAGTACGAGAAAGTATTTGTAGAAGGCTCTGATTTTGAAAGCTTACTACACATAGAGTCGACCAATGAGCACGTTGAGAACAATTATACATCTTCATTTTCAATAAAGGTAAAAAATACACCGATTACTAAGGTATATAGAATATATAATCAGACAACGGGAGAAATATATCCTGCAACATATTTTTCTGATTCAGAAATTTATTTCTCTGGAGTATCTGCTCCAAAAGTATTGGAATCAAACTCGGAAGCGGCAAACTTTTTAAGGGCTGGTCCCGAATTACTTTCTGCATATTCCAGTTTTATATGTCCAGTTTTTTCTGCCAAAATTACATCTAGATTATCAAATAACGCCATATACTTCTCTCCCGGCATTCCTTCTGAGTTAATTGACTTAAATTCATTAGATTATTTTATTCAAAGTGAAACATTAGCTCAGGATACTCAAATAAAATTTTTTGGAGAACCGGATGGCGAGGGCCTAGTTAATTCGATTGGAATTAGCTCTAGTGCAATTTTACCAATAAGGGGCGCAGATATAATTATTGGAACAAAAGGCTTTTCAATTAAGCTAAATAACTCAAATATTTTAAGTAGATCATCGGATTCCACCGGCTCCTATATAAACTCCTCTCTTGTTCTTCCTGATACAAAAACCTTTATAAGAGAAAGGTTCTTTTCCGAAGAATTTAGTTTGGATCAAAATATTTCGAAATTAAGAAGAGTTGGAGATTATTCTGTAAATTATGGTTTGGGAATAATTTATGTAGCAGTTGGCTCTAAAAAAACCATTGATGATATTGGCTCCGCAAGTTATTCTTGTGGAAAAATAGATTCTAAATACAAGAATATATTGGACATAAAAGAAGTTTCAAAAAAAGGTCGTCCATCAGATAGCGCCAGCGATATGGGCACGGTATATAGAGATATAAAGTTTGACAAAGACTTTATTCAGCTGCTTGACTTAGAGAGTTCGCTCTGCACTTTGAGTGAAAAAACTTTTAATAATAATAACTTAGAAGTTGATACGCTTCGTATCTTAGAAGATTATACTGTTGCAATGCCAAATAAAATATTTGCTATTGAAGGAGTTTATAAATTATCTGATATACTTGGCGAAAATCTAAATGATAAAAAAAGATCAAATAGACATGTAGAGCTTGGGCCCGAAGAGCTGGCTGTAAGTGCGGCAAAGGGCGGTGGCAACCTTTATGATTCTTCCTATATGAGGTCGGAAGATAATATTCTTGACCTGAAGAAGAATATAACAAGAAGATTTTCTAAAAATAAAGATGATAATTTAGAAATATTAATACTTGAAAAAGATATAAAGTTAATTTATTCCGCAATTAGGCAAAAAAACAATCAACCTTTGCTCGACAATAATAATACGGTTAAAAAAATAGAGATAAACGTAGTATCGAAAACTCTTACAAATGAAGGAGTTTTGCTCGGGGTTAGCTCGGGAACAGATATTGGCTCGATAGACCCAGATAGTGACGTTGTAGTAGATAGTGATGAGAATGTATTTAATATTATCGCATCAAACCAGTTGCTTTCAACAATCTTGGTAAAAGCAGAGGGATATCAATTCTCAATAGGGAATTGCGCGGTTTCGGTAATTGCAGATGTTAAAATTAGTGCAGATAAAGTTAGAATACTCATTCCTAGCAATTCAGAGATTAATGAGGGGGATGCCATTAGTTTGTCGCTTGTAAGCAAGCTGATCCCCGACTTCGGCAGCAAGATTGCATCAAACTATAGATATGGAAAAATATTTACAACATATACATATGTTCAAGATGATCTATATATTAGCTATGAGTATGGTGATAATCAATTGGACTGGTCAAGGTCTAGCGCACTAGCTGAGGGTCAAGATTATTATGTATCTTATAAATATGGAGCATCCAGAGAGGCTCTTAGAGATAATTTCGGCAGGTTAACTGATATATCATTTTTTAAGAATCTGTCCCTTAATGTTGATCGAGAAGTTTATAGGTCAGCATTAAAGGGTACTATATCTGCGTTTACTTCTGGCCCAACAATCCCTGCGTTCAAAGGGCTTGGGGAGGCTTTTACGGGAATCGATCCTGAAATAAATGAATCATTCTTCGGCAGCTGGATTCTTGGAAGGGATGCTCTTGATCATAAGAGCTACAATTATAGTGGGAACTTAAATTTTTTAAGAGGAAGGTTTGATTCTGGATTGAATTTTGATGATAATACGACTCTAGATATTCCATCCAGCTCGAACCTCTCAATAGAGGAGGGTACTGCATCGGCTTGGGTTCGGCCATTTTGGGGAGGCCTATGCAATGACGCATCTTTATCCATAACTATAGATAATCTAGATAATGAAAAACATTTTTATAATAAAAAAATATCAGTCTTTGACTCTGAAAACGGATATAAAATATTCAGCTCAAATGATGCGATCGGAGGCACTGATGATTCTGGTGACTCAATATCGATATTTAACCACAGAGCCCTTGGCAAGGAGGAGGCGGTTGGAGCTTTTGGGTTGACCAAAGAATATGGTCAATTAAATAGGTTTAACAAATCTGACTTCTCTATTGACTTTAAGGTTAGTAGCTTTAGCGCCCCAGGTGATAATATTGAAGATAAATTTTGCAGTCCAGGTCTAATATCGATTGGTGATAAAAATAAGATTTTGGCATTATTATTTTCACTAGACCCAGCGAAAGATTCATTGGGAAATATAATTCAAATTCCAGTAGTAGAAGATGATATTAAAAGGCTAGCAATCCCCGACTTCGACAGGCATAATCCAAGCAAAAACTGTTATTGCTCTCTTGCTGATACGATTGATAGCCTATCTACTTTTAATAATCAAAGAATGATAATTGGATTTAATTCTTCAATTGATTTATCTGCAGTAATTGAATCAGCATCATTATTTGATAATAGCCCATCAGTATTTAGGGTTCTGGATTCTTCAGGATCAATATATAGAGTTGTTGGCCTCGTAGATGCGGCGGGAAGGCAGATATATAATAGGATAATACAAGATCCGTATGGATTTATTGTAGATAGATTTCCAGAAAATAAGAGTTATATTACCTCATCTGATTCGTCAAAGCTCGATAATTATCTTCCAACTGGTTTTATTTCGATCTTGACTCAGAATATTTCAATAATTGACAATGGAGATAATAGCTCATCGATCTTAGGGCATGACAAGAGGCCATATATAGTCGACTTTTCTTCAGATTTTTTGCAGCTAAAAATCACGCGAGATCCCAATGAAAATATAGCAAGTATATTTATGAAGAGCTCTATCAATGGAAAGAAAAAAGAAATAAAACTTTTTTACTCAAGCCTATTAGACGCAGGCAAATTTAATGATCTTTACGAATCTATGAATATGGATAATGTAGATCGCATTCTTTCCAATACTGAGCAGGTAGATTCGATAGGAGAGATAAACGAAGGGCTGTTCGTAGGCACTCTTGATAGGGAGTGTAAGTCTTTAATTCAAGTAAAAAATATAAAATCTAATATTCATAGCAGATTCTCTATAAGTGATATTTACATAGGAAGATCTGGGAGAAATCCTAAGAAGTCAACATTTAAGATTCATAAAGATGATATGCCGAATGTGTCATCTGGGATTCCTCACAACCATAGTGATACAGAGGGAGTTTTTATAGGCTTTGATGAGCTATGCAAATCTCCTGTTAGTGAGGATTCTGGCCAATGGGTATTGAAGGCTAGGGCGAATAACACGAAAGAGATGCCAATTGGAGTATCTGCAGTTATAGAAGAAAAGGTCTTGAGGGCAAATGAAATTCCAGAATATTTATTGCCCTTTAAAACTGCAGGTTTTGAAAAATATATAGATGTTTTCGGGATACCCGTCTTTGCAACAAGCGCTATTTCTGAAGAAGACCATTATTATGTAGCAAGCGTATTGGCTCAAATTATTGATAATAACTCCAGCGGAACTCCAGGCGATCAGCTTGTTCTGGATAATATAGTTGGAAGAGGCGGGCACATAATTCTATCTAAAGACTCTGGTGATTTGAGTTCTTATAACTCATTCATATGGGAGGACAAAGGATATGCATATGGAAGGAATATTTTTTCTAATAATTTAGGCAAAAATACTTTTGAACAATTATTCCAATTTATAATTGAGGTAGGGCTTTCTTACTCTTATCCGGAAAAGTTTGGACTAGAAGTTGGCAGCGATATAGCCTCAAGCATGAATCATGCGCGTGATGGATATTTTGTTATCTCTCCAGATAATTACTCTGAAAACGCATGGTATTACAATAATAATAAGGCCTGCTCTTATGGGTGTCAAATAAAAAAATATTTTCTCCTAGGGATGCTGTCAAAGCTTAATATGAATCTTGAGGATTATTCTGAAGAATGGAATATTGATAATTATCAAGATTTAAAAAATATAGATCCAAAATTACTGGAAATTCTTACTGAAGATTATATTCCAAGCATTATGCCAAATGGAGTCTATCGTCCGATCCCATCAAATAATTCTTATGAAAATATCTATTCAAGTGTTGAGTCTATATATTCTTTCTCTGGAAGAATAATCACTGATGGTGAATTTTCATCAGTAGAAAAAATGTTAATAATTGACAATGAAAATTGCGAAGATAACTCCAGCTGCAATTCAGAATATAGATATTGCGGAAGAGGATTGCTTGAAGATCATGGTTGGAGAAACATGGTTAAGTCTGAAATAGAAGCTGCAAATGTAATATCTGGTGGATCAGAAAATGAATCATTAAAATGGAATAAAATTGGTGACTTCAAAACCTCAGAATCCGGAGGCGTATATAGGATGGAGTCCTATAGGTCGCCAAATAACTTGGGGAATTTAATTACATCTCCAATATCATGCTCAGAAAGTGATTTTAATTATACTGTATCAGCGAGAGTGTCTGACATTGATTATTCGCCAGATCTTGATAGTGTCACAACCTTTGACGGAATGGTTTCTGGTAGATTTTCTGGAATAACTCCGATTCATTTTAAAAATAAAAATATAAATATAAAAATAACTCTTGGAATTAGCTCTAATAATTCAGATTTGTTAATTATTACTGATGTTAATTCGGGTGAAATATTGGATATAATTAAAAATGAATGGAGAGATGGAGAGTTTCATGAATATTTCATTTCAAAGAGTGAGTATTCAGATGTAATAAAGTTCGGTGTTGATAGCGAGATTATAAGCAGATTGGATATGAATGAGTTATCTACATCCGAGCCGAATATAACGAGCGCTGTAAAGGTGCATGTATTGGACGCAGAATATATAGATTCAAGTAATTTTCATAAGAAAAATGATAATACGTCTTTAGATATAGATTTTATAAGGTATATTGGTTTAGAAAATTCAAATATTTCTGATAATTCAAATATTGGAGCCGTAATTGATACTGATAAGAAGATTGAATTTTTACTAAAAATGCCATCACCTATTTTTGTAGATGGATATTCAGATGGTTATTTAGATGGATACTCAGATGGTTATTTAGATGGATACTCAGATGGATACTCAGATGGCTATTTTGAAGAAATAATTTCTAAAAATGGAATAGCAGAGATTCGCTTTAGTTCAGATAGATTAAGATTTCTAATGGATACTGGAGAAGAGGATAAGGCTGGAAGATTATCTGTATTCAAGGATGGCAAGGGATTCTTGAACTTTAGAATATATAGCTATCCGAAAAATAATGCTCCTCAAATGTTCAATATTGCCACTAGCATAAAGCATTTTCAGCCTGGAGAGCTTCATCATATTTCAGCAAGTTGGAAGTTAAATACTCCGTATGAGATGGATGAAATGCATTTATTTATTGATGGACTTGAGTCTCCTAACTTGTTTAAATTTGGCGGAGCAATACCAGTTTCTGTAAATAATAAGTTTTCGGATATTAGTAGGGAGGTTCTGCACAACTTTTCTGTTGGCAGAATAGACTTTTCGGAAGAAATAGGCAAGGGAACAGTTGTTGCTGGTCAGTCACTATTTATGAGTGAGGACCATTCATTTGACGATAGCTTTATAGGTAGGTCTGTAATTATTTCCAGCTCAATTATAGCTCCAACGCTGATTGGTGAGGAGCTAATAGTATCGGGAGTTTCTGGAGGGTCTGCGCTTCTTGCTTCCGGGGATAAAATGACTCCATTTATATTTAATACTTCAGCATCAGATATTATATTTTCTTTCCCGCCGGTTTCAGGAATAAGCAGCTCGATTCTAACGGACCTCAGGAGTGGTAAATTTGCAATATACAGAGAGAGAGACGGCGGCGAAACGGAAGAGCTAGGTGGCGTACTGTATTCGGTGGTTGATGGCAAGGTAAAAATTGTTGAAAAGAGGACTGGTAAAAACCCGTCGTATAGAGTTAATCTTGATACGAGAGTTATTGAATTTATTAAAAAAGATTTAGATACATGTAAGTATATAAGTTCGATAGATTATTCTGATTCAAATATCTATATAGAAACATTTGGCTTAATTTACTCCAGAATAAAAAACCAAGTCAATCTGGGCGGATCATCATATAGAGCGCCGAAGATAGGGCGGGCTGGAGATCTGATGGTTGGTTCTGAAAATATATTTAGTGGGAATAGTGTTTTATTTATAAATGGGTCTGAGCCAACAGAGCTATTGGATGTAAAGATTAAAAAAATTATTAAAGATAGATTCATACCTTTATATAGCGAAATAGAAGTCGTTGGGTCCAGAGTTAAAGTAGAATTTGACGAGATAGTTAGTGAAGAAGAAAATTTTGGAATCATGTCTTCTGATAGCGTTCAGATTTATAAGAAAAATCTTGGAAGATTTATAGATATAGAAATAGATTCAGATAATATAATGTTCAATCAAAGTAATAAGATAGTAATCTATGGAGAAACTATCGATGGAACAAATTATGAAAGCTTTTCACTACGGGGAAATGGAGTAATAAAATCAACAAAATTATTTAAAAAAGTTGATAGAATAACTGGATCCTTGTATATAGCTGATGAAAATTATGAAATTTGCACAATTAAAATCATAGAGACAAATTCAATAACTACTTCAGATAATAATGGTGAATCTGCAGAAATATTATCTTATGAAAGTGGGGCTTTTATATTCGGAACACATGGCTCATCTGGGTCTATACCGTTTGAGCTAACCCCTGGAAGGTATACCGTTGACTATCCGGCTTACTTAAGTGTTGAGCTAAAGGCTATCGGAAAAAGGATTCATATAGGGACCGACTCAAACAAAGGGAATTCTTGGGGAGGAATAATAGATGAGTTTAAAATTTTATCCGAAATGCTAAGTGATGCTCGCCCAACTGATAGTTCTTCTGGAAATCACTTAAGTATTACTTCTGATTTTAACAAGACACATCCGAGCTGCCCAGATGAGCAAACTCTTACATTGATAGATTTTCATAATCCAATAAGAGAGCAGTCAAGAAGGCTTCGGTCTAAAGTATTCTTAAACTCTAAGACAAATAATAAATTCAAGCTTACTGCTAGTCAGCGTGAAATATTGCTTGAAAAAATAAATAATGAAGAAGAATTTGTATATGCAATGAGCAATATGGGGATTGGAAGAGACTTAGCGAGGAAAGTCTTTGTGGAGTCTCATCGAACATCCAGTGGCCCTATAAGAAATAGGGCGATTCACAACTATCATGACAGCAAGGTTAATTACAGCAGAAATAGTGTTAATAATAACTTTGGCTCTTCAGCAAGATTTTTTGGTGGATCACCATATATAATTGATAATTCAAAATCAATATTTCGAAAAGATGAAGGGACGATTGAATTTTGGATAAGCCCTCTGCTCGGATCAGGCAGAGATTATGAAGATAGATATTATGTTGATATATTTTCCGTATCAAAAACTAGAATTAAATCTACTTCTCCAACAAAAATTATTTTGCCTACGACCGCAAAAGAAATTATAGGGATTCATCTTATAAGCAGAAAGTCTGAAATGGATGATTTTTACAAAAAAGAGGAAATAGATAGTATATTTTTCGACGAAATAAGTCGAAGCAAGATAACAGGTAAGCTTGAGGGCGGCTCTGGTGTTAGTAAAGATTTTTCTACCGGATATACTCTTTCGCCAGACGGAAGAACTATAAGCACAAAAGATGCCCTACCTGGAAGTAATATCGATGTTATCGTATCTTATATCCCAGTGGAATCAAATGGAAATAGAGTTTCTATATATAAGGATAGTAAAAATAATTTAGTATTCTCAATAAAATCAGATAAAAAAACTTATTCAATAAAATCCAAGATTGCATGGGAAAAGAATACGTGGCATAGAATATGCTGCACTTATAAGACCAACTCAAACCAAGATATGATGAGACTTTTCGTCGACGGTGAAGAAAGTGGGGCGGTAACTTATGGTGAGCAAGATATTTCATTTGGTGACGGGACTGTGTTTGGGCAAAGAAGAGGCGATAAACATGCTGCAAATAATATTTCTTACAAAATAAACTTATCTGATGATTTCAGAGCTATATCGATTGGGTCCGATAATATCGGGATGCAGACTGCAATGGCAAGAATTGATAATATTCGATTCAGTAGGGAAGCTAGAAGATTTAAGTCTGATGCATTTGGTTTATTTTTTGACAATAATTACTCTAGCAATCTTAACTCTGCTCTACCAGTTATTAGCGATGACTTAACGACAACTTTGATTGATTTTAATAAAGAAATTAAAAAAGATATTAATCTTGCATCAATAACTGATGCAAAAAATGGTATATTTGAATTTGATCTAAATATTATAGATAGTTTTGGTAAAATACAAAGTGAAGAGGTAGAGGATTTAATTGTTGAGCTAGCCGAAAGGCTAAAGCCCGCGCACTCAAACTGCTTGGTAATTTTTCCAGATGGTAAGTGCTAGTACCCTATTAATATTCAAGATATTATCGATGAGTATATTTATTCAGGAGATTGTTAATGGGAAAGTCAAAGAAGACAATTACCCCAAGAGTTAATTTTTTTGATGGACAAAGAATCGTTGAAAAAGATTTAGATGAAGAGCAGATCTATAATCGCGCTGCTACGTCCAGTATTGTAAAAGATTTTCATGGGAATGGAATTATAAGAGACAGGTTGTTTAGCAGCAGGGTGCTGCTAAATACATCGTCTCCAGGAAAGTATTCTGATAAAGGTAATTCGTCCGAAGACTTAGTTAGGAATGGAAGATATGATGGCGCACCAGTACGCCTAGACCTTCAGCCAAGTGACGCTATAGATGGGAATAGAATCGAGCTAGAGATAAGAGACGTAGATGTCCAAGGCAGAATCTTCCCAACAGTTCTGATAGCAGGAAGGACCCCAAATGGAGTCAGCAAGAGCGGAGAGATAGTATTTGAAATAATTAACTTCAAAGAAAACGGATCTCAAATAACAGATTTTTATTATACTGAAATATTTGGAATTATTTTAAACAACTTCTCGGGCGGTACTGGTCGTACAGAAAACGATTCGTATATTGAAAGCTCAAATCTAATTGGAGATAACGGCTACTTAGAGATAAAAGAGTCTAGCCCATTATCAGTTTTCCCTCAGAAGACTCTATCGAGTCAAGTTCAGTCTCCAAATTTTGAACTTTCTAATTTTATTAGCTCTGATCCTGCTAATTTGATACTGGATGAGATAGATTCGTTAATAGGAATGAATAATGATTCTTCATCAGTATATATTGAGCTTAGCGCAAAAGAACAATTAAAATTACTGCCGAATGGAAAGCCCTCAACTGCTTATGGTCAAAAGTTTTTATCTAAGTCAGATAACATACAGGGCTTGGACTTATTATTATCAGTTAAAAAAGACTTGAGCGCACCTGCTGGAGATGAATTTAGATTCTCAGGCGAGATTGTAGTGGCGATTCATGAATTATCAACAGAAGTTCAATGTATAACTGATATCATTCCAGAGAATTTAATTGATTTTGACCCCGATGGCGACCCGCTTGTCGAAGTATCTTACGACATGTTGGATCTTGATAATCTTGGACATATATTGAGCGACCGACCTCAAATTGTAAATTTTAACTTTTCAAACACTTTGGTTGCTGACAAAAATATAGGAGGATTAATAAAGCCGGATAAATATTACTCAATAATGATATCTAGGCGAGGGGATAGCTCAATAGGTACGGTCATCCTTGAAAAAGGATACGACAAGACTCTTAGAAAGATTGATAACGGACAAGAGCTTAATATTGTTGAGAAATACTCAAAACAAGAGTCAAGATTTGTAGAATATGACTCTGCCAATAAGAGATATGTTGACGATAGATACTCCTCATTATGGTATAGGGTTTTGGCTGATATAATTGAAGTTACGGATGGATCTGCCTATTCTGTTGATGGATTTGAAATGTCTCTTTCAAAGACCGAAGAATTTGTTGGAGGCACGAGAATACCAAGTTTTGAAAGATTTATATCGCTAAAAGATATTACTCCAAATGCAGAGAATTTAATCATTATCGATAGAGTGGACCAGTTTTCTGAGCCTAGCACGCACCCTAGGACTGGAAATTTTATATTCTCAAGGATTGGAGATGCTGCTGAAATAAAGGCGGTATCAAGTATAGATGGTTATGATCATGCTCCGATTGTTCTTGCGAACGTAGAGGACAAAAATGTTAGAGAAGCACAGAAAATAACTGGCGAAATAAATCTGCCGGGGTTTGTTCAGAGAGATGAAGTGATTATATTGAATCCAAGCAAAGAAATGCTTGATTCAAATTTAATAAATAGGATCTTTATTCCTGATCTAGACTGTGAGTGTAACTCTAAGTATAGGATAATATCTAAAAAATGTGAGATATTAAATGTTGGCGATTTTAATAATAGTGGAAAGTATGAAAGTAGTGATATACTAAGTTTATTAAAAATTGTTGGAAATACAACAAATGCAAAAACTACAGAGCGCTCAATATTATCTGGAGATTTAAGCATATTGGATATGCTAAAGGCAGATCTCAATGGCGATGGAACGATTGACGGGAAAGATATAGAGCTACTCGAAGACGCTGTTGAGGGATTTGTCAACTTTTCGGTAGAAAAATCGTTTAAAATTTTAAGGTTAAAATTAGAAAATATACATCAAAAAAATGATTTTCCGTCGATTTTTATTGATACGAATAATAGTGGCTCAGTAACTGCAGAGACAAACATTGTAGAGTTTACAGTTGATGACCCAAATAAAGCTTTGTCAATAAGAGTTGGTGATGCTGTCTTTATTCCGGATGATACAGCAGACGGTGGCCTGTATATTGTTAAGTCAAAATCAGTAGATAGCAGCGGAACGGCAGTGAGCTTGGGGGTTACAGATGAGGGCGGATCTGAGGTAAAATTTTTAGGATCGAATAATTTTAACTTAGAAGTTGCAAGTGGAACTACGACTAATATGCTTGCAGATAATAGTAATTTATCAAATGTTCCATTTAAATCCAACAGATACTCCATAAGCCATATTGGCTCGCAGTTTGAGTCAAGATTCTTGGAGGTATGCGATTTAAGAAGATACGTTGAGACTAATTTCGTTGAAAAAAGTCAAACTATCTGCATATGCGGAGATGAAACATGCGATGGTGAAAAAAATTGTTCTCCAAAATATAGAAATCAAAAAGTTTTAGCAAATGATTTATTTATACCGGATGGAGAGATCTATTCTAGCCCAGGAGTTCCATATCATGGAGATTACGAATATTCAAATATATCTATGCCTCTTCCGCCTGGCTCAATACAAGATTGCGCAATAGATCTTTACGAAAATTTTATAAAGGGCTATAACGGAACTTGTTATACTAAGTCTGGATATCCAGCAATGAAATACTCTGACGGCACATATGTTGGATGTGAAGACTCTGGGTCAAATAATGATATTTCGAAAGATAGAGTGAAGATAAGTAAGGCAATAGCAAGTTTGCATGTTGATGCTTTTATAGATGGATATGTTGATGGTTACGCTGATGAAGCACTAAAGGCTTCAGCAACAGAAGTTATATCTGAATCTTTTTCTGATATGTCTTACAAAAGGTTTGATGAATGGAGTACTGATGCGACTGCTGGTCAAAACTTAATAATTACATCTGATGCTGGTGATAATAACCCCGCAATATTCGACTATACTACAATAAACGCAGAAAAAAGATATGGAGTTATATCTCCACTGGAAAATAGTTTTAGCGGAGATTTTATAATTGACTTTAGGGCATCTAGAGTGATTTGGGAGAATAGCAAGTTACTGGCGGGGACCATAATTTCTTGTGGAAGTATCACTATTACCAACGAAGATGATACCTATGCGAAGCTAAGGCTCGGCTGGAGGCAGAGTTCCTCAAATAAGCCGGAAATATTTTTTAGTGGAGAAATCTATAACGATGATAATGATTTAATATCAGACTTTAATTTTGGAACAAAACTTATAGAACAAAGTGGTCATGATAATTTTGTATTTTTTAGATTTAGAAGAATTAATGAAGTTGTAACAGGTCTTTATTTTGATCCAAATTCTAGCGATTTATTAAGCAATCCTGACGAAGAAATGATAAAGATTGGTGAAAATCCAGCTGTGCATCCTGGCACTGGCATTGTCTCCTTTGACTTTGGTGTGCACCAGGAGAATAGCCCAACTCAAGGCGTTAATTTCGCTACAAAATTACATGAAGTTGTCTTTCAGACAGATCTGGAGGCTTCAAACGTTTTATCGAATAACTTGCGAATAGGAAGGGACGAGAATAATAGTGTTGATAGGCTCACGGTAACTTTCCCTCTTAATATTACCTCTAGAACAAAAATTATAGACTCATATATGACAATAAAGCTTAAGGAGCCGGCGTCTATAACTAAAGATTTTAATGTTTTTTCTTATAAGAATATGAATGCTGACAACCTAGGGAGGTTTTTTGAGCTAGTTGTTCATGAGAATGATTCTTTCATAAATCACATTCCCCTAGGAGAGTATCTATCTGGCGATGAAATAAAGATTCCCATTACATCCGCTGTAATGAAGTGGGCGATACAGTCCGGACATTTGCCCGGATATCAGAAGGCTTTAATGATAGAGCCAGGCCTAAATACAGAGGGGCTACTAGAGATAGAGGACATTATAGAATTCGAGGTTAATTACGAAGATATAACATCTGGAGTTATTTTTAAGGTAGGGGTGGATCTTGATAGTAAAACTGGAATAGCAATTCTTAATACTAAAAATGTTTTATACGATGCGCTAAACGAGGCAAACAGAACTGTATTAAACTTTGGTGTTCACCTCAAGAAATCTGGCTTTAGGAACTCAGATTTATCAGTTGGAATATTAGACCTAAAAAAGATTGGAATAGGAACTTGTTCTGATGAAACTCTTTTTGAGGAAGATGAGCTTTGCTTCTTTATTGCAGGCTCAACTTCTACTGGAACTTATGTTGATGGCCCATTTCCTTGTAATTTTCACTTGGGCTGAATTTAGGATAGTGATGATAACTCTTAGTGATAGTGCAAAAATAAAGATCAAGACCATGTTAAGTGATGAAAATAAGTTTCTTAGAGCAGGAGTTAAGGGTGGTGGCTGCTCTGGTTTCTCCTATTTTTTAAAATTTGAGAATAGCTTGGATTCATTAGATAAAAAAATTAATATTGATGATATAACTCTAATCATTGACTCTAAAAGCTATCTATATTTAATGGGCACAGAGATAGACTATTTAGATGGACTCTCGGGCAAGGGATTTAAGTTTGTAAATCCAAATGCAAAAAGAACTTGCGGATGTGGCGAAAGTTTTAGCGTATGAGTAGCTATAAAATAATTGATGAACTATATGAAAATATAATTAAGTATTCAATTGATAGCCTATGCCCTATCACCAAGGAGGCTCTAAGTATAAGCGTTGGCCACAAGCTTCAATTTATAGATATAAAAATTATTGCAAAAATTGATAAAGATTTTAAAAATTTAGCGCTAAATATAATCCGAAAGGCAACGCAGAGGCTAGTTGAAGACCATAGTCTTGATGGAGTGGGACTGAGCTGTGAAGTTGTATAGAGTGGAAGAAGAAAATAGCTCTCTAAATGACGGAGATATAAACTGTATAATCAGAATCCTTGAGTGGGCAAACAAGGCATTTAGGGACGGTATGGGCGAGAAGTGCAAGAGAAAACTCATAGTGGAAAAGTTAAAAAAAATTAAGGAATCATAGGGTAGAGACCGGCGCGAAAAGACAAGAAGCTAGAAAAAAATATCCTTATCAGGTACGATCTTTATTATGAACAATGCAATGACCATAAGGAGCCAAGCCATGCTAGGCACAGCGCATAGCTGGGCGGTAACGGTGAGGAGCCTGCTATTAGAGATGGCTAGAATGAACCACAGGCTTGATCTGCAGAGCATCAACGGTTATAAGCTATTTCCGGAAGAGCTAGAACCCTTTGTTGAGAATAGTTATTCTTCACACGATATAGACCTAACTTATACTCTTCCAAGAAACTTCAATCAGCGATTCTTAGCTACTTCTTCAGCTAGGATGGCGATATACAACTACGAGACTTCTCATCTGCCTCCAGCATGGGCCTCCATGCATACTCATTTGGACTATATATTACCGTCAAGTAATTTTTCTAAGGAAGTATTTGTAAACGCTGGATGGCCAGAGAAAAAATGTATTGTCATCCCACATGGGATAGATCTTGCTGAGTTTGAAAATAAGTCTACTGCTACAAACATAAGTAGTGCTAAAAAATTTAGATTTTTAAATGTTTCCATTCCACATTATAGAAAGAATATAGCAACCTTAGTAGATGCTTACTATTCTGAATTCTCTTTTCATGAAGACGTAGTTCTAATAATCAAGACTTCGCTAAGAAAGCCGAAATATAAATTTGAATGTGATATAATGAAGGAGATAGTTAGCGTTCAGAATATGAATAAGCATAGAGGCAAGAAACTTCCTCAGGTTGAGATTATTCAGCACAGGTACGATAGTATGGTCCCTCTTTATAACGCTTGCGACTGCCTGGTTAGCGCTTCATCTTCGGAAGGATTTGGACTTCCACTGCTTGAGGGCTTGGCGGCGAACATGGTGGTTGTGGCACCAAGATGTACGGGTCAATTAGATTTTTTGAATGACAGCAATAGTCTTCTTGTCAGCGCCATAGAGGTAGAGGCTACCCCTGAGTACCAATATTGGAAGCCAACTAGAGGGGCAAAAACATTTCTGCCTATCGTAGAAGATTTATCGGATAAGATGAGATTGGCATTTAACTCAAAAGACAGTCTTTTGGATAATTTCTCCAAGGAAATGGCAAGTACGACCAGCAGATTAACCTGGAATGCTGCCGCTAGAATGATTCTGGAAATACCATGAGATTATTCGATTCAAATATATCAAAAAATCATTCTGGGAAATATTCGATTATAGATAAGAAGATACAGTTAAGATACGGAGATGAATATCGAGCAGGCTTTAGGGGTTTGGGACCGTTCTCATTGCATCTTGTTGCAAGCGCCCCTGTTGGTAATGGATCGATTTCTATCACGATTATATTGGGAGCAGATGAGGTTGTTTTCTTCGAAACGATAGAATTAGGAAGGCAGAATAGAGAATTTTCCTTCAATATAGAGCCTAAAAAATCGGGTGTATTCAAAGTATTGGTCGAGGTTGTAGATAAGAATGCGGGGAGATGCTTAGTCTCAAGGGTTCTAATAAATGATTCCAAAAAGATAAATTCTAAAGCTAATAATAAAAACTATACACTAAAAAATCATGATTATGAATATTTAAATAAATTGAGTACAAAAATTGGCATAATAGTGCCCTACTCTATGCATGGTGGCGCGGAAATATATTTAAAAAATATATTAACCGAATTATCTTCAAGTAATATAAATTTTCATATACTTTATTTATCAAAAAACAGTAAATCTCTATCTAGTGGATATAGTGAAATTTTCGCCGGATCAATAAATAGACTAAAAAGTCAAGTCATATTAAATAAATATAGTCATGTTATATTTTACAATAGTCTTTCAATATATAATCTTTTAAGCACATTAAAGGGGGACGGGCTAATATCTTCAAAGATAATCGAAATATATCATAGTGACTTTACATGGAGTGACTCAGTATCTAAATTAAAGAGTAGGGAAAACGTAGATATCTCAATAAGAGTATCTGATGGTCTATTGAATGATGTTGCCGGGCTAAGGAAGGTGGAGACCATACCTGTAGGCATAGACCTGGGCAGGTTTAAAAACAGCCATAGGAAAACTTTGAGGGCAAAATATAATATAAGCAATGATAAGCCGATAATTGGTATCGTAGCAAGAATGTCTCCAGAAAAAAATATAGATTATGCACTATCGATTGCGTCCAAAATGAGTGATTTTCTTTTCTTGTTTCTCGGTACTGGCCCGATGCTATCTGATTACAGTTCAAAAAATAAGCTTAATAATGTTGTATTTATGGGGCATAAGGATAATATAGAAGATTATCATTCTATATTTGACGCCCTTCTTTTGACGTCAAATATTGAGGGAACTCCGATATCGATTATAGAAGCTATGGCATCCGAAAGAGTTGTTTTCTCGACAAGAGTAGGGATGATTCCTGATATAATCTCTAATGGTGAAAATGGGTTTTTTATAACCGGGTCAGCAGAGGATGACGCATCTCTTATTAGGGATAATTTTAATAATAGGCTCGTTGGGAAGAACGCAAGAAAGTCAGTCTCGAAAAATAATATAGAGCTAACTGCAAAAGCGTTTATTAATGTGTTGTTCGATAGATATGAATTTATTCCAAATGAAATTCCTAAAAATATTGGAGAATTCATATAGTGATAGATTTAGAATTTTTTGGGAAGATTGCAGAGAATACTGGCTACGGCATTGCTACGAGAAATATGATTGAATCATTGAGGATGCTTGATGTTAATATGAAGTTATCTGTAGATGGAGCGTTGCGCGAAAAGCGCTGGCTAGATCCGTATATTCAAATACATATGCAATGCCCCCCTCTAAAGAGGGTTTGCTCAGATCATATGAATTCCAAGTATAAAATTGGATATTTTTACTGGGAAGCAGATAGGCTTCCAAGGCAGTGGAAAAGGAGCATAGCTTCGCTAAACGAAGTATGGGCTCCGTGCCAGCTAGTTAAGGACTGCTTGATAAAAGAGGGGTTTTCAGGGCCGATAGAGATCGTACCAACCTCTGCGAAGACTTGCGGAGAAATAATCAATTTTAATATAAGTATTAACAATAGCAATGTATTCTTATCAAAAAATATATTTAAGTTTTATTCTATATTTCAATGGAATGAGAGAAAGGGTTGGAGAGAGCTCCTGGGCGCATATCTTGATGAATTTTCATCAAAAGATAATGTTGTTTTAATAATAAAGACAAGAGCTCTGGAGGGCAATGTCGAACAGATAAAAGATGATATATTAACATTGAAAAGAAGGCTTAATAAGAAAGACTTTCCTATGCTATATCTTATAACGAGCGATATAACAGAAGGTGAGATAAATGGGATTCACCAATATGCTGATTGCTACGTCTCGCCGCATCATGGGGAGGGTTGGGGGATGCCGATTCATGATGCAATAAATTTTAAAAATGAATTAATAATAACAAAATTTGGTGGAATAACTGAATTTTTAGATGAAAATTCTGCAAATATAATCAAACATACTATGGGGCCTGTAAAAAATATGAAATGGTGCTCATTTTATGGTAGCTATCAAAGTTGGGCGAATCCAAGCAAAAAAGCTCTAATGAAGTTAATGAGGAAAGTATATTTATCAGATAGAGATGAATTCAAAATAAATAACGCCCATAATATAGTCAATTCTTTTGATATAGAGGGGGTTAGCAAGGTAGTTAAAAGTATTTTAAAAAAAGACAGGTTTAAGCATTTATGATTGACGAGTTAAAAATAATGGATTGGTTGGTACATGGTGGGCATCAATATGAGTTTTTCAAGACAGGTCCACAGTTTTATTGCTCAAAGCTGGATGGAGACCCGCCTGCAGAGGGGGACTTCGGCAGGCCGATTTTTTCAAGTCTGAGTGCCAGAGTTTCTTTAGATAGAGAGGTTGAATTATCTAGAGGAATATACGATCTAATAATGATTCGTGCGGGCGTAAGCCCGGGGAGATATAATAAATTTAGAAAGAGAAGTAATGCCCCGGGGATCGCGACAATTCAAACAGTGGGTAGGCATCCAGATTCTAACTTTCGGCTGCCTAAGTGGGCCAAGTGCGTCGTATGGAATTCAAAAATATGCATGGATAATAATTACAAAAACTTGCCGGGAAGACATCATTTTTATATTCCGCACGGATTTGATCCAGTAGAGTTTAAAAAGAAAGATTTGAAAAAAAACGGAAGAGTACTAACCGTTGCAAGCGTGTTCCGAAAGAGAGGAAGTAAGTTAGGCTTTGCTGATTGGAAGCACGTTTCGAATACTTTAAGAAATTGTGATTTGGCCGGGCATGGTGATGAGGACTTAAGCGAGTCTATAGGCACATTCCCAATGCCGAAATTATGCAATATATACAATAGATATAGTGTATTTTTAAATACTACTACGAGGAGTGCAATGCCCAGAAGTCGAGGCGAGGCATTGATGTGCGGGATGGCAGTTGTTACCACAAATAATTATGGAATCAATCAATATTTGAAGGATGGCCATGATTGTTTGTTTGCAGATAATAAAGAGGATATGATTAAAAAAGTAAATTTGCTATTAGACAATAAGAGCTTATCCTTAGAGATTGGAAATAATGCAAGAAATTCCGCAAAAAAATATTTCAATATAAATACATATATATCAAGATGGGAAGAAGTTTTCGCCAAAGCTTTATCGTAAGTTAATGAAAATATTATATATAGATAATAAGAAATATATACATAATGCAGATTTACATATAGATTTTATAGCATCTATTGAGAGAAATAATTTTTGTAAAATAATTGGATATGGTAATTTTTTAAACAAAAAATTAAAAACATCTATTATTCCAGATTTTAAAAATATTAATAATCAAATAGATAAAATATTAAAAATATATAATATAGACGCAATATTAACTTATAATTCTGGAGGTTCAAATTATGGATCTGGTGGAGATAATATTTCGCTATATAGCTGGATATCAGATAAGTTATCTAAATTAGATATTCCTAAACTTCATATAACAACAGACTATTTGAGGTGCGGCTTTAGGCAGGAGCAAGCAGATTGGTTTGAGTATGTCGGATATAATACTGCAATATTTAGACACAAGGATTCCGTTCGTTATCCATTAAAAATTAATAAAATAGTTTTGCCATTTTCTATAGATAAAAATCTTTATCTTAAAAACATAAATAAATATAAAAAAGAAAATAAAGTAGGCTTTATTGGTACATCTAGTAAGTTTCCAGATATCTACGTAAGTAGAATTATGGCGATGAAAGCTTTAAGAGAGAGGAGCTTGTTGGTTGAAACAAAATATTTGGAAACAGTCGGGAGAACCCAGATGATGTTTGGTGACCATTATGTGAGATTTTTAACTGGAAATTTATTCAACCTAACTTGTGCAGGTACTTGCGAATACTTTACGGCCAAGCATTTTCAAATACCGGCAGCGTACTCAATGCTCGTATGCACTGATGCACCTGGACTAGAAGACTTTCCGGAAAATACATATATAAAATATAATATAGATAATTTAGAAAAACTAATAGATGATATAAGGTATCATATTAAAAATAAAAAAATAACTTTTAATAAAATAGATATTTTACATAATTATATAATTAATAATCACACTAATTATATTAGAGGTAGAAATTTTATTAAAAAATTGGAGATTTTAATATGAATATTGGAATATTTTCTAAATATAAAGAAAGTGCAGATAGATTTAACTATTACCATGGATCTCCGTGTAAAATTATGAAAATAATCGACGAGTTAAACAAATTATTTGATTTTGAATATTATATTAATGATTATAGCAAAAAATACGATGCTGCTATAGTTGATAGAATTAATCCTCAAAAAAAAATATTATCAAATAATATACTTGGTATTTTTGAAACAAAAATTAA